CGATGTGACCACGCCCGTGGTCCTGACGTCATGTCAGGACATCGGACTTATTGCCCGACGACTGAAACACTAGAACGTGCCGACGGTACGAGAGCTAACGCGCAGTTCAACGGTAAACGTCGTGATCCCGTCAACGCTGGACTGCGGTCCGGTGTAGGACAGGCAGGAGCACTGGCCGGTGATCTTCGTCTGGCCCACAGCAGTGCCACCAGGCCCGTACTCGTAGTCCAGTCCCTGCTTGCTCTCAATACCAGAGAAGAAGGTCTCGGCAGGAGGAGACCACTTCCCACTCAGGCTGAAGCCCTTCGTGGCAAAGCCAGGGATGATGTTTTTAATTGGGACAGCAACCCCAGGCTGGAACGTGGTGCCGTCCACCTCGTCCTGATCGCTGGATCCGTCGATGCCGTCGAGGTACGTGCTGATGTCCGTCAGCACGTTGGCGGCGTTGTCGAGTTTGAAACTGGTCCCGATGCCACTGATGGCCATGCGCGTGACTCCTCTTGGTTGTCAAGAGGGCTACTCAGCGCACGCGGGGCGATCCGGCTTCCATCAAGGATCGCGTGGAGTGCTACCGCCCTATTAGCCTAGCTACGACTTAACCGGTCCTCTCCGAACTTCAGCACCGCTCGCCAAAACTCATTGATCTGAAACAGTTGAGTTCTGGTCTCGCTATCGGGCTGCAATCTTGCCCATTCCTCGTCTTTCGCCAGCACGCCTCGCATGTACCGGATCTCTTGCGCGAGCCGGTGGACCGTGTCAGGCGTCATCCCGACTTTTACGACGGGCGCGGAACGCTCGCCTTGCACGCCGTGCATTGATACTCCGGTGATCCGAACGTGCCCACGTTCACCGTCTCGAGATGTGGACACTGCGACAAACTTTCGGACTGGTCGTGATTCGGCGTAGGACCATCGCCCATCTGCGCCAGCTCCACGGCGTCCAGAATGATCAGCATCGCGTCGATCTGCGACTGCATCGTGATCAGCCACGCCCTGAACAACTGCTGGAGCGTCGTGGCCATCGTCAGACGACGGCACCGGTCAGCCTACGATTAAGAACCAGCGTGCCGGTGGTGTCAGTCGCGTACCCCACATACGAGATCCGATTCGTCGCAATCAGATCAGCCTGCGGGGCGATCCCGCCAGCCGTGGCGCTGACGACGTACGTCGTCGCCTTCGAGGTCGTCGCCCCAATATTGAGCGATCCGCCTTCGATGTACGCCACAGTCTGGTTCGCCGCCGCGCCGTTCAAGGCGATTCCGGCGCAGGTCGCTTCTTCAACTGTGCCATCGCATTGTGCCTTCCACAGTTTGCTGTCTGCGGCTTTCACATACAGCGACTGTCCTGCGGTGATGGCTTCACCAGCGATGCCTTGCAGAATCCTCGCGTCGGTCAGTGGCACAACCGTCGTTGCCGTTACTGTTAAGTCAGCCATATGTGATCTACTCCCTATGCCGATTGGTGCGCCGTGACCGTGAAGACCCCGACGAACTCCCGCACGACGATGTTGTTGATCGTGTCTTTCATCACGACGCCGTTTTGAAACGCCACGATGGCCGTCGGATAGCCTGAGACCGTCAGCGGCTTCCCGTCGAGTTCCGTCTTGATCAGGTCGCTGATCAGCAACACTTCCGAGTCGCCCCTGAAGTTGCTGACCGCCCTGACCCTGACCGACGCCGTTCCGCCCCACTTAGGACTATCAATCGAGCCACCCATCGTGTTGAACGGAGATTCATCCCCAGCCTCGACCAGCACGTACTTGGCGAGTCCTGCCGCCGGCTGATCTGAGATGTTCGCCGGAGGCACCACCGCCGTGAGCGCCGGAGACGCCTTCAGCTTCGCTAGAATCGCGGCGTGAACCGGCCCCAGTGCCAGCGTGCTGGCCATCAGTCGAGTCCTCCGAGCGCCCCATTGATCGCCGCTTCCGTGCGCTCAACGTGCGCCTGTTCCTCAGAATCAGCCGCCGGTTTCATGTACGGCACCGCGTCGATGTCCTTTGTCTTAAACCCGTACTCGTACCAGACGCCGTACACCGATGGATTCTGGTGCGCGCTGTTGCCACCACGCATCGTCAACGTCACGTTGTCGAGACCCACGCGCCAACTCAGCCCTTTACCGGACACCTGAATCGCCCGCCAAAGGTCGTACTTGTCATGCGGAGCATGGGCGCGAGCCTCACGCTGCACATTTCTAGCGGTCTGCTCACAGGCGCGACTGACGCGAGCCTTGATGTTCTCGCCGCCACGCTCCAGCGCATCCTGCAGGCCGCGAGCGCCGTCTAACTTAAAGCTCGCCTTCACTGCAACTGCTCCGTCACGTAGACATCGAGCCACTTGCCTTCGCCGGTCTCGTCGCCGTAGCTCACCACTTGGTACTTCTTCCCTTCGTACCGACCGTGCGCATAGAGTCGCATGTCAGCCCGGAGGTCAGACCGGAACGGCATCGTGATCACCGAGGCGTTCACCGACACCTGCGTGCCGAACCGCAACAGTTCGTTCCCGCCGGCACTGCGAATCTGGCACGGAATAAACGGCACGGCGGTCTCGTAGCCGTCACCGCTGGTCCCTGAAGGCACCTGCAGATCGACGGCATGGCGCAACTTCCCAAGGTCCAGCGAATCCGTTCTCGCCATCAGGCAATCACCGGATCCTTATGCCCAGCCAATACTCGATCGACTTCCTGCCAGACGCGGCTCGTATCGTCCTTGTTGTCGCCGCGGTTCATCCAGAGATGTGCCAGGACGACCATCACCCCGGCTTGGACAGACGCCGGCACGTTCTCGAGCGTCCACGTCGGCGTGACGAGCCGCCAATACGCCGTGCCATTGCACCGCTCTAGTACCAAGGCCGTCGCTTGGTCAGCCTTCTGCTGGATGGCCGCGTCGTTCTCATGGCTGTCCAACGGCTCGCGAAGGTGTTCCTTCGCGTTGGACAAGCTAACCAGCGCCATTGATCTTCACCACCGGTACCGTTGGGGCATTAAGACCGTCCTTGCCATCGCGGCCGCGCTTGACCATCAACCGCCAAGCCTTCGAGCCTTCGCCGGGTTTCGTGGTCGTCGGCTCGTTGCAATGCCAGCACGATCCGCCAGACGTCACCATCTGGCCGACGTCGTACGACTTGCCGTCCTGATAGAAGCCTTCATACGACAGACCTGCCGTTCCATCCTTGCCATTGACACCGTCGCGTCCCGGTGGCCCTTGTTCCCCGGCTGGTCCTGGCGTGGGCGGTCTCGACTCCAGCACCGCCACTCGCTCGCGCAGCGCTGAGTTCTCGCGCAGTTCAAACTTCAGTTCAGCCTTCAGGTCGCCGATCTCTTTGCGGAGTTCCACCACCGCCATGTCGGTCGGGCTTGGCCCTTCGGTCCGAGCCTCCAGCGACTTGATGCGGTCCCGCAGATCGTCAATGCCAGCCTCCGGCGGGAGCGCCAGCACCGGCTGCAGCGCTTTGGCTTCAACCGCCGCGACACGCTCTCGCATGTAATTGAAGTCAGCCACCCGCGCTTCAGTCGCCGCGACACGCTCGAGAATCGGCGCGAGGTCAACCTCGACAGGCTCAGGCGGCACGACCGGAACCGGTACCGGCTGGCTCGCCTTCGTCTCCACGACCACCAGCCGATCCCGAACATCGCGCAGCGATTCCAGCCGCGCCTCGGCGCCGGCCATCCGCTCAAGCAGCGGCGTCAGGTCAGGAATCTCCGGCACATCGAAAGTGGGCAGCGGCCGATCCGCCTTCGTCTCCACCACCGCCAGCCGCTCGCGCATCGCTTCGACCGAGCCGATCTGCGCCTTGACTGCCGCGATCTCGTCCTGCACTGGCGTCAGGTCTGGCGCCTCCGGCAGCACCGGCAGCGGGACAGGCTGTGCGGCCTTCGTCTCGACCACCACCACCCGTTCACGGAGCGCATCGACGCCTGCGATCTTTTCTTTCAGCGCCGCCACGTCAGCCTGGATGGGAGACAACGACGCCTTGATCAGTAGGACCACCTGATCCGCCAACGCTTTGAGGTCAGGCATAGATCAAGGCCTCATCTACAGCTTTCGAATGGAGCAACGCGCCAAAACTCGCGGCCACTTCTTCGGCGTCGTCCTCTTCATCCGGGGCGACAGGCTGCGCGGCCGGCGCTGGTTCTGGCTTCGCAAAGGGATCATTCGCATCGCGTTTTGCTAGAGCGGCTAACGAGTAGTACTGCTGCTGCACCATCGGCGAATCGCCGCCGGCCACCGGACCGAGTGCGTAGTACCGCTTCCGGGCTTCGTTCGGCGACATGCCGCCTGATCCGATCCCATCCTGAGCCGCCTTGGCTTTTGCCTCGGCATCCATCCAGATCAGATCGTCAGGGTCAAACTCCGTCCCGTAGCTGTTCTGGAACTGCTTACCCAGGCCCAGCCCTTCATCCAGCGACAATTCCATCTGGAACCAATGCGACTGCAGCGCACCAGAGTAGTACTTCTGGATCACCGGTTCGATGTTGGCGTACGGCGGCGGCGGACCGATGTTGACGATGTACGGATCGACGCCGTACGTCGAGCACACCACGCGCGCCGTCATCTCCAGCTGCTCGACCAGTTGCAGATCCACGGCATTCCACGCCATGCCCTCGTACTTCAACCCGTCACCGAGCACCGCCACTTTGCCTACATTGTCGCCGGTAAAATTCGTATCCCAGTATTCCTTCAGCCGCTGCGCCGTCTCATCGTTGATGATCCCTGGCGCCGTCAGTACACCACCCGGAATAGAGCCGTTGGAGAACAGCTTGCTGGAATTGTTCTGGATCGCCAGCCCCTGCCGCGCCGCCAACGCGCACGCGAAGATCGGCGAGAGGCCAACCAGCGGATGAAACAGGCAATTCATCCGATCGTGGATAATCTCGCTGGCCGGTACAGTGACCACCTCTTGTGGAAGTCCACTGAGATCGTCCCGCTTCAACTCGTAGTAGACCGCGCCATCCTGCGACACCAGCGGCGTCACCCGGAGCGGATCCAGCACGTACATCGACGTCACCACCCGCCGTTGGTCCCTAGCCTTTAGCACGTACGTATTACCGCTATTGAGCTTCGAAGCGGTCCACGTCTCTTTGAACTGCGCCGCATTCTGATACCGGTTCGGCTTCCGCAGCACTGGCGAATACGCGGGATTCTCCACCGGATTCCAGATGCCGTTGCTGTCTTCCTCGACCAACCGCAACGCCACCTTCCCGGTGTCGTTCATGATGCGAGTGGTACAGGCGAAGACGGCGCTGAAGGACAACGCCGTATCCATCCTGATCTCTTCGTTGCGCTGCCACGCCCCGGTATAAGGCTCCCGAATCGACAGAGGCCACCAGCCCCCGCGCCCGCTCAGCGGCTGCAAGGGGATCTGCTTCTGCGCCAACTGCAGATCCGTGGTACGCCCGATCGTCCAGGGTCCGATCTGCACCTACTTGGCCTTCCGCCCCCGCTTGCGCTTCGGTGCGTCGACGTCGCCGTTCTTCAGCGGCTTTGGCAACGCATCCGGATCATCCACGACATCCGGATTCAGATCCTGACGCGGCCCCGGATCCTGGTTGTACTCCTGCTTGAAACCCGTCACTCCCGGCTTCGTCTTCGGCTCGTCGTCATTCGATCTCGCCATCGGTGGTCTCCTTCTGTTGCGGCTTGGTGGATTTCGGTTTGTCGAGACGGATGTACTTGGCGTTGAGCATAGCCTCGAGCATTCCAGGCGCCATCGCCGAGGCCGCGATTTTGATGACCTCGCCGTTAAACGGCGAGCGCAGGGTGATGATCTGGTCCGAAGGCGTAGAGTCCAAGGTGTCTCACTTCTTTCGATACATCGTGGTCGATAAAAATGCGAATCCCTTGCGCCGTCAGGATCCGGCACAAGCGCACGTCCTCGCCGACATCGCCACCGTCATCCGTCAGCCCATGCCGAAAGACCGGGCGAGGCAGATCCGCCACGACATCCACCCGCATCAGCATCACGCCCATCCCGACGGTGTCCACCACCTCAAGTCCGACCGACGTCGGACCGGTCCGAACACGCAGCCCAGACCGCCACGATGTAAACAGCGGCTGGTCAGGCTCGCGCATCAGGCAATTGCACGCCACGATGGACTTGTGATGCGCCTCCAACCGGATCGCGGTGTCGGCGGGAAACGTCATATCGGTATCGAGCCACAGGATGTGCGTAGCGCCAACAGCCTGCGCCTGCTTCAGCACGGCCTCGCGCCCGACATGCACATACGTCGAGGCTTCAAAGACCAGATGCACCGCATCCCACGGCCCGAACTCTTTGGTGAACAGGACGAGCCGCGCTAAGTCCATCGCGAAGGAGGCCGGCACGATGTCTCGCGTTGGACCGCCGATCACTAGGCGCATTTCGCACCCTTGGAGCGGTTGCAGCGACGGTGCGCCAACTGGACGTTGGCGTAGCAGTGCGATCCACCCTTCGAGATCGGCACGATGTGATCGACTTCCCATCGACTCGTCATCTCGACCGACTCTCCACAGATGCCGCACACGCCTTTGGCTCGTTCGAAGACGACGCGAGGATCGACGGCCTCAACGAAGACTTGCTTCGTGATGGCCCGTCGTTTATTCGCGCTCTTGCGGCCCCAGACTCTAGCCTTGTCGCGATTCTTCGCGACGTAATCTCTGCGGATCCGCAGCGCTCTATCAGAGTTCGCGTGATACCACTCGCTCGCTTCTCGTCTGCGGCGCTCTTTGTTCTGTGCGTAGTGGTCACGGAAGTAATCAGGTTTCAGCGCTTTGAGCTTATTGCGAGCTGCGTAATCCGACGCAGCCTTTCGATCTCGATGCGTTGCCACCCACTGCCTGATGTATTCCTTCTTGCGCTGGTAGATTCGCTTGCGAGTGTTGTCATCGAGACCTCGATACGTTTCGCGAGCAACATCTCTCCCGCACGTCAGGCACTGAAACGAACTGACAAAACGCTGGTCTATATGGCCACGCTGGCATGGCTTGCCAGTGAAGTAGTACTTGAGACCAGCGGCCTTCGCATCGTTGCGCGAAACAATCTGCATCGCTTCCTCCCTAGAAGAAGCTCCTAGTCAATTCGTGCGCGCCAGCCTGCTAGGAAACAGGTGTTCGGGAGCTACCCTAGGCGCGCACGTCAGATCTATTTTACGTTACGTTCCATTGTAGCTGGCTGCGCTGATGTAGGTTACAGCCGCCGTTCTTGCACGGATCCACGTAATCATTCGCTCAGCACGCAAACCGACGAGGTTCCTCTGCCATAGGGAAACCAAAACTGTCGTCGCATCCGATGGGTTGGAGGGCGCGGAATCCATCTGAATGCTGGCCTCGCGGCTGACGTCGATCTGCACGCCGCCTTCGTCCGCGAAGAGGATGGACGGTGCGTGGACGAGGATGACGCGGTTGCCGACGTTGTTGCTGACGATCACCGGGATGCCCATGATGGAGCCGCCATCGCGGGACATGCCGGGGAAGAGCGGCTGGCCGAGGGCGTTGAGCGAGAGACCAAGGCCGAAGGCGTTGGAATCGCTCATGAGCCACACCGAGCCGTCGAGCGGAATGTTGGCGGCGGTGAAGGTGGCCACGCGAGCAGCGAGGTCCGCTCTGGCTGCGGCGCCGGTCACGCCAGATGCGGCTGCAGTGGCGGCGCCGTTGGTGATGGATGCTGGGTTCACGTTGGCCACGGCTGCGACAGCCGGATCAACGAGCTGTGTATCGAGGAAGGCACCCATGCCGGCGATCATCTCTTCGCGCACCGTCGCTTCGGCGGATGGCGTGGAGAGTCGCACGAGTTCTTCGGTCAGCACGATGATGCCCGCCGCCTTGGCGAAGGGTACCGTCACCGTGGCGAAGGCTGCGCTGGTCACAGGCTTGGCGTTGCCCTGACCGACCCACGAATAGGTACCGCCGCCGGTCTGTGACGGGACTGCGGTATTGAACGGTACCTGACGGAATCCAGGCACGCGCCCGATCAGCGTCCGCGGCCGGAGCAGCTCAAGAAACTCGTTTACGGCGGTCTGCGTCGGAGCCAGCGGTCCGGCCCAGGTGGCGTCAGTCGTGGTGCCTGCGGCCACTGCCGCCTTGGTGTGCCAGTTGATCGTGTTCTCGACCATCGTGGCAACTTCAGGAGTCGAGTCCGACCACGCCTTCGCGCGGCTGATGGCCTGATACGAGTCGCCCTTCGCCGAGGCCAGTGCCATCGCGAATCGGGTGAAGGCCGTACCCTTCGGCACAATCGGCGTCACCGTGATGCGAGGCAGGTTGCCGCCGCGCTGCTCAGATGCCACGTCTGCCTTGGCCGTCGGCTCGATGCGGGTAGCGGTGACAGCCAGCGTCTTCTCGAGCTTCCGGAGGCGCGGGAGATGCTCATCGATGGCATCAACCTCGCTCTCAAGCGTGGTGTATTCCTCGCGCTCTGCTTCGCCCAACGTCGAGTTGTCCGACTTCGTCATGATCTCCGTCATGCGAGCGGTTTTGGCGGCGCGGCTGTTTTCAAACTGGGTGATCTGTTCAGCTGTGGTCATGGGACGCGCGTCTTTCTTCACGCGCAAGGGGGTTGAAGTGTCCCTGGTGCGGGACGGATCCAGGCCAGTCGCGGCCAAATCGGGAGCGTCGATAGACTTCAGAATCGCTAGCGTGGCGTCCTGATTCGCAGGTACCGTGACTAGGCTTAATTCCAAAATCTCGGTTTCGAGGAAGCGCAGCCCGCCAGACTTCAGCGGTTCAATCGCGTTGTTGACGACACGGAAGCCAATCGAGACGCCTCGGATGAGCTTATGCAGCACCGAGTGCCACGCCCGATCCACCTCGTCCTTGACTGCTCCCGGCTCATCAATGATCGGAAGTTCCGCCTCGAAGTCGATCCCCTTCTTGGTTGGCTTCTTGAATCGAGCCACGCCAACAGGCGATTCCTTCTTGTGATGGAGCAGTAAGGGGAGTTCGGGCGGGAAGGAGGCGCCGAGCGGTTCGAGAATGTCGCCCTGCCGATCGGGCGAAGGCGTGGTCGCCGTGCCCTTGATCAGGCGCCGACCTTCATCGACAGATTTGATGGTTAAAAGGCTGTATGCACGGTCCACGGTTCACGGTAGTGTGCCGTAAACCGGACGCGCGTCTATTTTCTAGGAGGGAATTAGGCTGGACTACTGGCCGTATCGGCAAAACCGGCAGATGTGAATCGATGGAAACGTCCCGCGAATAATCGTGAGCGCCATTTTCCGGCCGCAATCAGGGCACTTGCGAGCCTCGGCGAGCGCCAGCATCTTCCGACTTAGGCCCGCCTTCATGCGTCGTTTCTGGCTGGTATCCATCGTTTCCTCTACTGATAAGTCCAGACGCGAAACACTAATCCCACTTGTCCCGGTAGATCCGCTGTGCATCCATCATCATCCGTGGCCATTCCGGGTTGTTGCGGTACGTCGAATAGCCGGAGTGATCCACCACGCAGCCGTCCCATGTCGCTAGCCGCAGGTTAGCCCGCCGCGCTCGTTCGCAGTAGTCGAAATCCTCGTAGCCGTAGCCCGTAAACCGCTCATCCAGTGGGCCTAAGGTGTCGAGGACCGTCCGCGGGAAGTAGACGCAGACGAAGGCCAGATGCTTGGCCTCTGGCCGGAAGGTGGCGGTGGACTGGGCCTGCTGGCGCGGGTTGCAGACGGTGCCAATGATGCCAGCCGAGCAGATGGTGTCGGGCCTTACCTGCATCGCGCGATGCCACGACGAGAAGCCCTCAGGCGTCACAAGCTGAGTGTCGTCGTTCATAACGATCACGTCGGCATCACCTGCGGCCGCTATGCCAAGGTTCACGTTCCGGGCAAAGACAAACGGCTTCCAGCCGTCTACCCACTGCACCCGCGGCAGCTCTGGCTCAGATTCAGGCGCCTTGGCGCCGTCATCGACCACGATGATGTCGATGGGCTGGATGTGGCCGTCCTTCTGGAGGATCGACCAGACGCACTGGATGAGGTTATCGGCGCGAGCCGACGGGATGACGATGTGAAGGTTGGTCATTAGCGATTCAGTAGCCCCCGATCGTGGCGTGCTCACATCGAGTACTAAAACAAGACATGAGGGACACCACGAAGGGAGAACTACCTAGCCGGACGCGATCCGGCCGGCTGGGCGCTACCCAGCAGGCTTCGCAACAGAAGTGGTGGCAAACACTTCTGATGGTAAATCTGCGGCGCTCTTGCAATACCGCGCCTGTTAAATGGATACGTCACTGTCACGCCCATCGTGTACAACTCAATGGGTTTACGGCAACGATAGCAGACGACGTGGCTGATGAGTGATTTTAGCATCTAGCGCGTCCCTTTCCGTGCGACCGCGTAGATGTCTGCGCCTTCGACCGTGATCGTCTTGTGCGTAAACGATCGCAGCCACGTCTTCAGCTCAGCTTCTGACACACCGTGATAGTACTCGCCAGGATGCAGCGGCCCGCCATCAATCCCTGAGTGCGTGAACCGCAGCGGATTAGCCGCGGTCAGGATCAACACCCCGGCAGGCATCAGGATCCGATGCGCCCACGCACAGAGACTGCGTGGTTTCTTGGCGTGCTCGAGGACTTCGCAGCAGACAACACAGGCGACACCCTTGCGGTTAAAGAGACGCTTGGCGGTCTCGCGCGGATCCATGTCCAGCACATCGCCGACGAGATCGACGCCATCGCCAGGATAGAGATCGATGGAGGCGTACGGCCCGATGTCCGCAAAGAATGGCCGGACGGTGCCGTTGATGTTTCTGCCGCCGATTTCAAGCACTGGTCCAGGCTTGATCGGCTCCCGTGTCAACGCCTTGCGTACGAAGTTACTAGCCGCTTCGTGCATCAGAGTTCGATGACCTTCTCGCAGCCGTTGCAGAATGCCGCCTGCGTGTACACCGGTCGCAGGTCCGTCTGAGGCGAGCGGCCGACCACCGTCCAGCGGCACATCCACTCGACGTACTTCGTAGCCGACGAGATCGTAAACGTCGATCCGCAGGCTGGGCAGGTCTTCGGAACGTCGGAGCGGCCCATTACTGGGCCACCCGCTGCATCGGTTCCGCCTTTCCGCCGTGAGCCTTCGCGTATGGTGTCCGCGATTTCCCGGAAGGCCTTCAAGGTTGCGTCGGTCATCAGTCACCCCTTTCAAGGGTTAAGAATAACCGAACCGCTTGGCCTTGTCAAGCCCCTTGAAACCCTAGGAAATCTGCACGGAATGCCCACGCTCAATGGCCGACCGGTGCGACACATCCCGGCTCAACTGCCGCACGACTGCCGCCTTATCGTTGCAGAAGATCTGCGCATCATGCCTGCCGCGGGACAGACTGACATAGGCCAGCCGCTGATTCACCAGCGCTTCCGGTGATCGGCCCGTGTCGATATGCAGCAGCACGCGATCTGCTGTTTGCCCCTGTGCGCTGTACGACGTCACCGCGTACCCGTAATCGAGATGCGCGTACTCCTTCAACCGGAACCCGACGCTGCGTCCTGATTCGAGCTTGACCCGCATCGATGATGGCGTCATGGCTGCAACCGTTCCAAGCTGGCGATTCGACACCTTCTTGTCGGTGTACGGTGCCGTGAACTGGATCCGATCCCCCACCGCGAATGATCGTTCCTGCGGCCGGTAAACGCTGGCTGTTAATCGTTTCGGATCGTAGGTCAACTCGCGCCCGGTCTCGAGCCTCACAGTCAGCAAGTTCTGCTTCGCATCCGCCTTGATCACCGTGGCGTAGTCTCGCGCCTTGACGCCATGCACCGTGCTCGTCTTCGCATACCGCACCACATCGCCCGGTTCGTACTTCGCCGCCCAGGCACGATCAGGTCCGGTCAGATCCTGCCGTGGAACCAGCACCTGCGTGGTGTGCGCCTTCTCCCGTATCGCGCCCGTCTGAGTCAGCGCAGTATGGATCGCCTGATTCAACTCGGTCCGAGCCTTGTTGTCGGGCGCTACGATAATCGTGCCCTTAGGCTCCGAGACGAAAGCCTGTGCGACCGCGGCCAACCGGTCCGATTCGCGCGGTACCTGATGCACGCGCCCCATGTCGTCAAACGCCCTGAGCGCGGCCGCGGTTTCACCCTTCGCCAGTTGCTCAACAGCCTGACGGTATGCCGGATCTGCCTGCCTCACAATCGTGTCGATGCGCGCCGTCTGCACGCCGGCCTCCTGTAGTTGCTCATAGATCCGGCCAGCTTCCACGCTCTGATGCTGCCGCACATCGCCCACCAGCAGCACGCGATCGTCCTTACCCAGCGTCGTCAGGAACTGATGCATCTGCACCGTGCTACTCAGCGAAGCTTCGTCCAGCACGTATAGGTGCCGTCCTGGCTGGCGCTCGTCTTGGAGATGCCGCTGCAGCGTCTGGGATTCGATCCCTGACGTCGCCAGGACCTGCGCCGCTCTCGACGTTGCGGCCACCCCATGCACCTGATACTGCTCGCGCTCTGCAGCCTCTTTGACCACGGCTAGGGCTGTCGTCTTCCCGCCGCCGGCCACCCCTTCTAGTGCTTGCACTGTGTCGCGATTGGCCAGCACCTGCGCCAACGCAGCCCGCTGGCCGGCATTCAGGTGCGGCGCCTCGACCATCTGGGCTAGTGGCTGCTGCTGGCCCTTCCCAGCCTGCATGGCCTGGATGGTTTCACGCTCGAGCCGCACCATCTCTGGCGTGGTAAAGGCTCTGGCTGGTGCCGTGCCGTTGGACCGCTGTAGAAGGTCGCATGTCTCCACGCGCCGTTCCATCTCTGCCTTCAGCGGTGCCACCGTGGCAAGGCCCATCGTCCGGACCAGCGCATCACGCATGATGGCCCGCTCGTCTACAACGGCTGAGCGCTCAATATTCCGTTCCGTGGCGTACGTGATGGCGGTCTTCACCAGTTCGCCGCGGTCCGGTATCGCCTGCTGTCCTCGCGCCTGTGCGGCCGCAACAGCCTTCGAGGCTTGATGTCCAAACTGCGCCGCCATCTCCTGATGCTTCGCTTGCATCGCGTCGTGCGCGTGCTTGACCTTGGCTTCGCGCGTCTGCAGGGCGATGGCATGGGACGCTGCCGAGCCATGCAGTTGCGCCTTCTCGAGCGCTTCCTTGATCTGTTGCGACCTCGGCGAGCTGGCCTCCATGTACTCGGCTGAGATGCCGCGGATCTCCGGCACGTCGCGCTTATGCCCGCCGCGATCAATCTGGTAGCCCAGCGCCCGTAGCCTGCTGGCGAGCTCAGCCCGATAGACGGCTGTGGCGTACGGCTGGGACTTGTACAGTTCTCGCGGTTGCAGCGAGCGCATCCGCCCGTCCGCAAGCCGCGTCATGTTGAACAGGACCGCATGCGTGTGTATCTGGGGCGCTGCATACCCTTGGACAGGTCTACTGCTGTCGTGCTCGAAGGTAACGCCCACCATCTGTCGCGTGGTCTCTGGCACATGCGCCCCGCCGACTCGCGCCTGTGCGTGGCGCTCCAGCTCCTGCAACGCCACCTGTACGGCTTCCCGATGCGCCTGCACAACACGCGAATCACCACCGACGAGACCCACAAGCGAGACCGACTTCGGCGCAGAGAAGGTAGCATCCCAACCCGCACGATGCAGCATCGGATCGATCCGCTTCCCGGCCTCATCGACGTAGGAGCCTGACGCCTGGATGCGGATCAACTGCTCGCCTGTGATGGGATGCTTGCCCTCGGCCAGCCGTGCCATCTGCTCGAGGTTCACATCACCAGACAGGCCGAAAGATGCGGCCAGCGCACCCCGCCACTGGCCCTTAATGTCGGCACCCGCGGAATAGTAATTCTCGGCAGAGTTGCTGTATTCTTGCTGGTGATAGGCCACTAACTGCTTGGCCGTTAACGGGTTAGAGATTCTCAGCACAGCCCTAAAAATAATTCTAAATTAGGTGTTGACAAGCAAACCGCTTGGGTTTATGATTCTTCTCATGAACAACACACACAACGTCACCGCCGACCTGACGAAGGAACTCGAAATCGTCCGCACCATCAAGTCCCTACTGGTTGAACGGGACGCCATCAAGGCCAAGTTCGATTGCAGCGATGCATCATGGCAGGCACTGTTCGCTGTCGAAGCGAAGATCAATGCTGCTGGCGGAATGCACCTCATCGGAACCACCTACAACGAAGACTAATCCGTTACCAGCGGTGGCAGGGCTTCCACAGCCTGCCGCCGCGGCACCGGAGGCCGAGCCACCAGTGCCGGCTGCACCGCAGGTCGCTCCACATACGGGAACCGCAGCGGCGTCACGCGGTTGCCCACCTTTAGGTACCCCGTCAGGTTCGCCAACCCGCTGATCTCGCTGGGCAGCACAAGCGGCTCCACCTGTCGCTCAAGCCGATACGTCCACGTCCGCGTACGCGCCCAGCCGTCTTGTTGGCTGGGCGCCAGCCGCTCCTGCTCCACCTCGCCGATGGTCTTCGAGGCCCACTCTGCCGCCTTCGCATCGCTGGCTCGCAGGAAGATCTTGGTGGCCGGCTGCGACAGCATCGTCTCGGCGTCCTTGCCGTACCGGGATTCCATCTGCGCCCGTCCCTGGAATCCGATCACCATCGCCAGTTGCGACTTGCGCCCTTCCGTCACCGCCGTATGCAACTGCGGCAACTTGTTGAGCGTCGAGAGTTCGTCCACCGCCAGCCATGTCTTGCGCCCGTCCGGATGGTTCATCAGGCGCAGGATCAGCGAGTCGAGCCAGAGCGTCTGGAGCGGCACCAGCCGCGCTCGCGTCTCAGCCGTGCTGGTGATGAAGATCCAGCCGCTCCGAGTCGTGGCCCATTCCGCCGCGCTCCATCGTCCTACGCTTTGCTGTGGTGTCGGACAGAGTTGCAAGGTATCCGCGACAAGGTTCAGCGAGGCCAGGATCCCGCTTCGCTGGGCAGGCGTCCGCGACAAGATGGCGGCATGTGGACTGCCAGCGATCTGCTGGTCCAGCGCATCCTCATTCGTCAACCACGCCACCAGTTGTTGTGCTGTCGGATCGAAGGTGAGCAAGTGCGCGAAGATGCCGCGAGCGCTCTCTGTGAAGAAGGTATTACTCTCGTACGGCCGCGGTGGAAACAGCGCCGTCGCCAGCGTCAACGCCTCGACGTCGTTCAGGATCTCATCCCCAGGCTTCCAGTAGGGGCATCGTGCATCGACCGGATTCAGGATCACATCCCCACGTTCAGGCCGGTAAAACCTCGTCACGTATTCCAGCGCCGGATCGTAGACGATGGACGTCTCGTCCCGCTCTGCCACCGTCTCGAGGATCTCCGAGATAAGCGTAGATTTGCCGGTCCCGGTGTCGCCGGCTAGCAGGATGTGGCTCGTCTCGAGCGCTCGCGGAATCACGACCGGTGGCCCGCTCACCTGCCGGAAGGCGATCCCGTCGGCGCCCTTCGAGAAGGTCCGCGCCGTGATGCGCTCTGCGCCCTTCAACCTGCGCCCAACGCGCCGCTGGATGGCCTGCCGTCGGTCCACCGGCAGCGCTGCCACCACGAAGAGCACCAGCAATCCTGCGCCCCAGTAGAGCGGAGGCTGGATCAATTCCGTGACGAACAGCCCGCCGTACAGCTCGTCTCGCAGGAGATCCCGCGCAGGCACTGTGCGCTTCGGCATCCAGCCGACATCGGCTAGCAGCGAGTGCCGCAGGTACGTGCCGAGGTACGCCCGCTGGATCGGCGCCATGCTCGCAAGGTAGAACCAGACCGCTGCAACAGTCGCCATGACGCCGAGACCGAGCGCCGACAGCGTCCAGACTGGCCAGATGGACATCCACCGGCCAGCCGTGGCATTGCGTCCGTTCAACTCGACATCTCCAATGGAAGCGCTTCCTGCCGTAGACGTCTCACGGCCATCTCGCAATAGCGTTCTTCTAGGTCAACACCAACCGCCGTGAGTCCTAAACGCTTAGCAGTGGCGAGAGTCGTTCCGGACCCCATAAACGGATCGAACACAGACCGAGCCGAAGGCACCATCCCAAAACACCACTCAATCAAGGCTTCAGGTTTTTGCGTCGGATGCTCGCGGTACTTTCCTCCTGCCGTCTCCGCTTTACTGCTCAACGTGAACTTCATCAACCGCTGATCTAATGATGTCCACGCCAGCTCTCCGTGCGAAAAATTCGTGGTGTGTTCGAACAACTTGTCCCAGAACAACCATCCGCGAGAAGGCGGCAGCATGTCGGCAAAATAATTACCGCCCCAGATAATGTGTTGACGTGCTACAGCTAAAAGTGCCGCCATCAGATCAGGCGCAGGACGACTATCGTCCCAGGCTCCAGACTCATATTTAGGCCCGAACTTATAGGTGTTAGGACGGCTGGGTTTCGTGCAATGAATAGCACGCGCACAGTCGATCCCGTAGGGCGGATCAGTGAGCAGAAGATCGAACGGCTTATCACCCCAATGTAATCCCAACGACTCAAGTACGTCAGCCGCATCGCCGTGATAAATCGTGATCCCGGCGTGCTCGTAATACGGCCTCACGGCTGCCCATCCCGGTACTGCCGCACCCGCTCGCGCGTGATCGGAATCTGCGCCGACAGATCCGCGCCGACGTTCAGTACTAAGCGTTCGATCAGTTCCATACGGCGCAGGATCTCGGCCTCAAACGTCTGCCGCTCCAGCGCTCGATCCAGCGTCTCTCTGACCCATTCAGACATCGGCTTCGCGCCGGCAGCGTCGAGGTACCGCGCGTACTGCTCCGCATTCGCCTTCGTCGTCACCGAGATTGATCGTTTCATTTACTTGGGTGTCCAGCGCCACTCACGCGGTGCATTTGATGGCGGATCACAAAACGTATTACAACTGCACATCTCCATTCCATCACCGTGTATGCAGTAGCCGAGACCGTGACACATATCGTCGCAGCACGTCAGAATCCATCCGTCGCCGCCACACCGATCACACCCGTCGTCGTCTGGGTAGAAGTCGTCAGGCTCATCATCGAATGTCGGCATCGAGCGTGCCTTTCCTAATGTTTACAGGTATCTGATCGGCAACCTTCCGCGAATTTACTCAGCCTTCCGCAGTTGCCCTGCGGCAACCCCGGCTGGGGGTGCCTGTATTCCAGAAATCCCGGCGCGCACTATGCGCCGATCCGGCCAGCGGTTGACGAAACACCATCGGTTGAGGCGAAAGCCGCTGCCGGATGTGGCGGTTCATCAAAGAGCGGCGCCGATACAAATGCTTTCACGGGCGCAGGCATTCGATCAGGCGTCAGTTGCATCGCCCACAGTCCGTCTTTGGTGTACCCGACGTGAACGAATCCAGCTGCGAAATAGCAATGGCCCCATGTCTGACGGCCATGAACCATCCGAGCGCGAACCTTTTTAGGATCGATAAATGTCACCATGCCGAGATCGGGAATGTCGGACCACTCGGCACGGGTGGCTGCTATCGCTTCGCGGATCATGTCGCTAGCGATTCCAGTGCTCTCGTTTCTGAACATTGAGTTGATCCACGCCCCTGGCCATGCGTGCTTGACGTACTCAGGAAACGGCCACGATGTCACCCACAAGGCGGCGTCCTGTTTCAGCACGACGCAACGCCCAGGCGGCACGAACTGAGGCGAGCCTATCTTCTGACGGTTGTAGTGCCGATCTGCCAGCGGCAGTGCATCCACATCGGCACGATGTGACAGCGTCCAGTTCATCGGGTTGACCGTGTCAGCGTCACGCTGCCGGTAAAGGTTTGGCTGTCGCAATCGGCGCTCGTAAAACTGGCGTCAATCTTGGTGTCGGACGCAATGCCAACGCTCGAGAAAGTCTCAGAGCAACCGCGCGGCGATGTGTAGACGCCGTGGGTGTAAATCGGCGAGGTCGGACCGCCAGGAGCGTCGAGCACACTGATGCCGGTAGTCGTGAACGGGAGCCACGGATTCTGGCTGACAACCTGCACGCGATAGCCGTTGACTGGCGCAACCTCATCCACGGTAAAAGTCCAGCGCAACTGGCCGACCGAGTCTGGAACATTTCGCCGGGAAATCACCAGCGTACCGTCCCAGGTTCCGGTTAACTTCCGGCCGGCATGTGACGGCACATTAGGACCCGAACCACCGCCAGAACATGCGGCAGAAGCGCCGACGAATGCGATCAGGAGCCAGAGTTTTAATGCTTTGCGAAGTGCGATCACCTCGACGGCAAGTTTAGCCGCGCGAGACACATTCGCCGCGGCCGCGATCGTGGCGACATTATCGCCCCAGTAATTGTCTGTCGCTTCGCACGCCTCGACATGAAATGCCGCGACATCGTATTGCCGCTCGAAATCAGCCGTCTTCTCGGCCAGAATCGTCTTGATTGGATTCTGCTTCATGTCGTCACCATTTCTGAGCCGAACTCGTACTGATGTGTGGCGATGTTGTACCGCTCCACCTGCACCACTTCTGTGACAAGTCTGCGTCCGTTTTGTCGTTGCAAATGCACGACGATGTCGATCGCTTCCCCGATCGCTTCGTGGACGTTTTCGTACGGAATATCTGGCTTGGCCATCAGCACGCAATGCGCCAGCCTCGTCAGGGCTGAGGCTGCGCTGTTCGCGTGGATCGTCGTCAGGCTTCCACGGTGTCCAGTGTTCAGCGCTTGCAGGAGGTCGAAGGCTTCCGCGCCCCGCACTTCGCCGACGATGATCCGATCCGGTCTGTGCCGCAGAACGGCACGGACCAGCGTGGCGATCGTGATCGCCTTTCTGTCATCGATTTCCCGCTGCGCCTCGAGGCGAATCAGGTTCGGCTTCTGCAGGTAAATCTCGGCCGTGTCTTCGATGATCGCGATGCGATCTTTGTCCGCAATGCAGTCGCCGATGGCGTTGAGTAGCGTCGTCTTGCCAGTGCCAGCGGCGCCAGAAATCAGGATGTTCTTGTACCGAAACACCGCATCAATCAGCACGACGTGAGACCCGCCGATCAAGGTTCCATTATCATGTAGTTCACGTAGCGTAAACCGCTGCGTGAACTTTCGGATGGTCAGGATCGGACCACCGACAGATGCTGGTGGCAACATCGCGGCAATGCGCGAGCCATCGTCCAGCCGAGCATCGAGAATAGGCTGGCGGTCGTTGACCTTATCGTCGTTGTCTGACGCCAGACGAGTGATCTCGGCCCGCAACAGATTCTCATCGATGACTAGATCGGGAACTGCCTGCACATGGCCATTCCGTTCTACGAAGACCTGCGAACCATTCACCATGATCTCGGTAATGCTGGGATCGGCGAGGAACGGCCGCAGATCCGGCACGAACTCGAAGACGTCGAACAGCGAGACTCGCGCCACGGTTTACGCAGCCGTCCTGTCTGCGATCCGCTTCGCCTTCTGCGCCCGTTTCGGCTTGGCAACCGTCTCTCCGGCCTTCGGATTCTGCTTGTGCCATGCGTCGAACTCGATGTCATGCTTGGCGACGGCTTCCACCATCGCCATCAGGACGTAATCGAGATCGTCCGACTCCTGCAGGTACTCGGCGTACGCCAGGAACAACCGGTTGTGCTGCTCCGTCCAGTGCGTGATCCGTCTGACGCTGCGCTTGGCTGGCTTTTCTCGTCGCTGAATCGTGGCCATTTCACTCTCCCTCTTTCCGCACATTGGTAAATGCTTCGTCCACGCGAAGCTGTGTGATCTGCAGTCCGAATGGGTTCACCTTCTGGTACGCATTCGGCACAGATGTCGCCGGCAGAATGCTAAACGCGAAGTTGGCGGTTGCTCTGCGCGTGGACAGCACCTGCCGCGAACCGCGAGCATAGAAGGTCTGCTCGAGATCGGCCGAGGCTTTGAACGGCTCCGTCACCAGATCCACGAAAGCAATGTTGTCAACGTGAACCTCGATGTCGTCCTTGGTGTTGTCCTGCAGGAACGTATCAACCGTCCGCATCTGTCCGGACCAATCTTTCTCAGGCACGAAGAACAACGACGTCGGGAAGTCCCGGCGAATCGTGGCGCGCGAGCGCGACAGATGCAGCTCCAGAAACCGCGTGAGAAAGTACTTCAACTCAGGCTCTTTCGGCGTCCATGTAGCGGCGTCATACGCCACGGTTTCGGCGCGGCCGACATCGTTGATCCGCACGACCAGCGGCTTCACATGTGCCGCAGCAGTCTGCGCGCGGAACGCGAAAACCCAGCCGACGATCCCGAACAGAACAGCGCCGACAAGTCCGACCGCCAGCCATGTGTTCAGCACGACTGGCCCGCCGTAGATCGAGACGAATTGTTTCTGCGCGTCGTCTAGGTTTTTCATCGCGTCAACCACACAAAGAAGAGGCCCAGCGCGATCGCAAACGGCAGGATCGTCAGCGGCCCAACCACGAAGTAATCAAACCAGAACGAATGATGTCGGCGTCCGCAGTTGCACCGCATCTCGATCACCTCACACGCTTCCGAGCCAACATCGTCAACAGCATCCCACCAGATCCGCCGCTCCCTGCGTGGCCGGCGAAGTACGCCGAGGCAATCATCGGCACGAACAACGGCACAATCGCACAGGTCGCAATCGCGACCAGTGACTCGGCGAGGTACAGCGGATACTGCGACACTGTGATCCCAGCCGGGATGCCAGCCGAGAAGCTAAAGACGAACCGTTGGAAGACGAACAGCGCGGCAAATGCCACGACCTGAATCATGGAAAACTGGATGAAGGCGCGGATCCAGTTCTTAAAGATCCAGTCGAATTGAGGAATCGCCAGGAACGGAATAAACAGCGGCCCCAGCAACGCGCCAATCGCCTGCCCGAACAACCCGTAGACAATCGGAAACAGCGCGGCAAACTTCGCAGCCTGCACCACCAACATCAGCGACCAGTACGACAGATTCGGGAAGACGGCGTACGTGTCGGGCTGTTGAAATCGGTTCCAGAAGTCGCCGAGGTCGTTGATGCTGTTCTCGAGCGCCGCTGCGTCCAGCACGTTGGCGATCCACTGCGTTGAGTCAGTGATGAGATGCGTAAAACTGATCCCGAAATGCGGCTCTGGCACGTTGTAGAACGTCAGCAGCGCGAAGCACATCGAGAGCCACAGAATCGTTTTGATCGTGACGAAGAGTTCTTGATGGAAATCGTTACCAGACGCAGCCCATTCGATCCCGCGCCAGACCAGACGCCACGTCGCAAACGCTAACAGCATCGTCCTGGCGGTCTGCAGGAAGATCGGCAGCGCACTCGCGAACATCAGCGTGATCGCCTGCTGGATCGTGCCGATGGTCGCGAAGTTCATGTTAGGTTCCATTATCGGGTGTCTCCGTATGCAACCATTTCTCAACCCGGCAGCGGAGACATGGCAGTTCTTCAGGATAACTAGCACAGCCCCACTCACAGGGCGCGCTTGTTAGTTCTCTCAGGAACTCCAGCGCAATACTGTGGTCTGCAGCCAACTCTTTAAACTCTGACTTAGGCGTCATTACGGCAACCGCCACGTTCTGAGATCTTGAGTCGCCCGATACGCCAACCCTGCATCACCTTCGTTCTTCTGCGTCCTGTTCAGCCACTGGCTGGCCGCTTCAGCTTCCCGATCACGGTTCGCTTTCGTCTGGGCAATCAACTGCTCCAGCAATGCGATCTGCAACTTGATCTGCGTGGCCATCTGCCGCCGCTCGATGACGTTGGCGGATGCCAGCACGTCGAGTCGTGCGCTGGTGCCAAGGCTCCCGTTTAGCACGTCCTTCTCGAGTTCTTCGAGGTTGGCCTTTTCAAGCTTCCGCCGACTCCGCTCACGTCCCGTGGCGTCTGTGCCGACTGCCAGGATGCTCTGGTCCAGTTGGGCCTGGGCAAGCCTCACACGAAGGGCTTCCGCCCGCTTCAGGTCCAGCAGGACCAGCGCTCGCTCTGCGTCTAGCATCGGCACCGTGATCGCCTCTGTGGCGTCCCCGCCGAGGTTGAGGCTGTCCATGTAGGCGCTGACGCCTGGGACGGTGGATTCGCCCTGACGGGTACGCCAGAGCGGTTGACCCTGTGGCGCATAGCGCATCATGTCCACGAAGACCATGAGCCGCCGGCCCATCCGGCGAATCAGATGGCCATTCTCTGTGACGATGTCGAGGATCTTGCTTCGCAGATCGGCCAAGGTAGCCTGCTGGAACAACACGCCGTGGTCGATGACCACGAAGGCGCCGGCAGGCGCAGCCAGAGACAGCACCAGCACACCAGCCACAATCAGTCGCTTCCTCATGGCAGTCTCCACGTCGTCAGGTCTCGCGTCATGCCCTTCGTCAGCATCCGCGCCGACTCCCGACCGTACAGAATCCGCGACAATTCCATGTTGATGACTTCCGTTTCGGCATCCCGCCGTCGTTTCGTCTCAACCAGCAACTGCTCCACGATGTGGCTGGTGAGTTGGTTGCTCACCGCCTGCTGCCGCCGCCCGATCAGCGCGCCTCCGCTCAGCTTATCCACCACAGCGGTCATGTAGTGCAACGCGGTGCGCGGGTTCATCACATCAGCGTCAAGATTCTCGATGGCTCGAGCCGTCTCGGCATCAAACCCGCGAGCGAGTGCCACCTGATGGAGCGCCCGTTGCCCAACAGAGTCCGCGATGTCAATCGAGGCCAGTTGCGCCACGGCTCGCCGCTGCTGGTCAGGCGTCAGCCGGTTGACCGCGGCAACACTTGGCGCCAGCGGGTAGGAACTGGCCATCAGCAGTTCGCCAACACGATCGCCAGCGTTGAGACCATGCAGGAGTTGCCCACCGTACAGGTACTTCCCGGCCTGATGGCGGCTGGCCGCGATGGTTGGCGTCTTGTAGCGGCTCTGATCAGGTCCCTTCCCAGCCATCTTCGTCAGGATGTCGAAGGTCTCTTTGGCCTTCCTGAGTTCGTCTTGCGACAGGAGCACACCCAGCGTGACGCGCGCCAGGACCGCTGGGTCTGTCACTGGTACCTGCGCTGATGCCGTCGAGGCCAGCGCACAGAAGGCGAGGCAGAGCGCTTTAGTTCGTGCCATAGCGTGGCAACTCCAAATCACTGGTCAGATACACCTTCACGCGATGGCCCTCCCGAATCGTGACCGTCGGTAGACGGTTCAGGAACCGGTTCATCGTCTGCGCCATCGCCTGACTGGTCGAGTCGGTGATCCCGCCAGCAATCACCACCGTGTTGTTGTCGCCATCGGTGAAACCGCGTCCGACCGTCTGGGATAGCCCACTGATCAGCCCCACCGCCGCCGCCGCGCCGAAGATCTGCGCGTAGTGGTTATTCACCTGATCCTTGAGGCCCGCATCACCTCGCTGATTGAGCGCCACGAACTTGTCCAGCGTGATGGAACGGCCATCCGGCAGGATCAGCCGGTGAAAACTCACCGCCAGCCTGCTTTCGCCGAAGTTCTGCACCGCTCGCGACGAACCCAGCACCCGTGACCCTTCCGGAATCACCATCGTGCCGTCGTGGGCGTAGATCGGATTCGTCGTCAAACAATTGACAGGCGCAATAGCTGAACCGTCCAGCCGGTTGGCCAGGACAGCGTCCAGCACGGTGCCCTCGAAAACGCGGTGCAAAGGCGCCCCAGTGGCCGCAGGAACGGCTTTCGTCTCAGTAGACGCAGTAGACGTAGTAGACGCAACTGGAGGCGCCTGGGGCGTCTGCGAGGCCGTCATAGCCCGCACCACAGACTGCACGACCTCATCAGTTGATGGCATCTCTGATGTCGGCGGCTCGTCTCGGTCAATAGCTCGACTGTTAGGTCGCTCGACCTTACCCGATTTCGACCACGCCAGATTCGAGGCGAAGAGCGATTCGTAATCCTTCCGCTTCCGCTCATCCGCGACAGGATCAACCTTAGGAGCGCCCATCGCGATGTCTGGCTCGTCATCGACCTGCGGCCGGACCGGCACCGAGGCTGAGACGGCTACAGGCTCAGGCTCGCGCTCTAGGCGCCGTCTGAGCTGCTCCAAGGTCTCGACGTTGGGCTTGGGAGGCTGCAGCCGTGCGGCCTGGACCACCCTCGAATCTGCCGCTCTGCCCCACTCGCCGAAGACCAGCGCATACAGCAGGACCATCGCGGCCGCGCCTGCCGTAGCCACGGTCGTGAGTTTTCCCGCCCACTTGTTCCGCGGATCAGGCGCCCGATCGATCACGACGGCTTCAGCCTCGTTGCTCATCGCTGGTTCTCCATTACTGGAGGCTCAGGTTTCGGCATCCAGTGCGTCGGCTGCGGAACCAAGTGGATCATGGTCCGACTCGCCCACTTATCGATATACCAACACGCCAAATCCTGCTGAAATGAACCGTCATGCCGCAGACCGGCCACAAGTATTTCAGTCCCATCCTTGGGTGCCGTCTCTATGGATTGCCACGTTTGGCCCGTCGCTTTCGACCACCACGCCCACTTCACTTGACACCGTCCTCGGCAAACTCCAGCCGCGACTGCCCAAGCGCGAGATAGCCCTTCGTCAGCACCTTTTGCACGATATACGTGCCGTTCCGTACCTGGAAGTTCACCAGCGCAGGCTTGCCGTCGAGCACCTCGTACAGCGCGGGCTTCTCGCGCCCGTCGACCTTCAGGTAGGTCATCTGGTCATCATGCCAAATCGCGCGCAGGAGAAATGGCGGCTTGCCCAGCTCCGTGCGGTACGTAAACTTCAGGTCCGTCGGGTAATCCGATTTGAACGCCTGGACGGATTGATCCTTCTGCTCTGACGCCGTCTTGATGGCCGTCCGTGCGCTCGCCAGTTCCGCTTCAAGCGCTTCGACCTGCGCAGCCGGGACGTACTTGACCTTGCCGAGTGCAGGCCCGTCCGATTGCACCGTCACCTTCAGGTCCGGTGGAGTCGGCCCGCCTTCCTTCAGCAGGAACGAATACACCGTCCCGCGCGCCGTGATCAGATGCAGGTTGGTCGTCGCGCCTTCTTTGGAGGGTTTCACCATCGCCATGTTTCGCGTAGCTTCGACCGGCCAGAACTCTTTATCGCCGCAGACGACGTCCATGATGTCGTCGCCGTCTGGCAGCACGATCATGGTGGAGTAGCGCACCTTCGCCGTGATCGGCACGATGGTCTTCGCGGCGGATGCCGTCACGTCCCGCACCCCGTTGGACTGCGCCGAGAGAGACGCCACACCTAGCAAGGCCGACAACACAATTACCGTCTTCATTTCGATTCTCCTGCCTTCCGCTTCGCCAGAACGAGTTCAGCCAACTCGCTGAACTGCTCCCAGTACTCAGGGAAGGCCTCCTTTAACCGACGCTGGTTGTCGGCGTCCGCGACAAAGAACAGATCGGCCAGTTTCTTGATGAACGATCCGCCGTGCGAGGCCATCGTCACCACGACATCATGATCAGATGTGGCGATCTTCATTTACGCCTCGTCCTTGAGATAACTTGACAGTTCAGTAATCAATCGTTCGCACTGTGCCCGATCTAGAACCACCATAACCGTGCGGTCCGGATCGCGGTCAAGCTTGAACCGCAGACAGATCTCTGATGTCACGTTGCTCCAGCTCGATAAGTGGAAGTGAGCCAACCACGCATCTTTCCGAGACCGCGTCATGCTCCCACCGCTTTCGCCTGATCAGAGATTCGCTGCAATACCGATTCAACAGTTGGGACCGAGATGCGCTCAGCACGACGGCTGCGCTTGAAGCATCGCAGCAGTACCGCTTGCAAATCGAATCCGGCCAACACCGTTGCGATGCGAATCAGATCCGCCGCATCAGCCGAGAAGTGGTCCGACCAGTCGTTGCGTGGTTGACGTTTCATGTCCAGAAGCATAACCGAACCGCTTAGGCTTGTCAAGCGGGTATTTTCCTAGACTTTTACGGCAGTTCCGCTATACAGCCACTTCGCATAAGGGTCCACATTCAAATCAAGCACCTTGGTCAGCCCAGTCCGCGACAGCAGCACCTGACCCTTCGACCGTAGCGACGTCAGGAGATCCAGTTGCGTCTCGTTGAACCCAAACACCCGCGCATAGAACTCCCGATCCAGATCCGGATTCGCCAGAAACAGCTTCGTCTGGCAGGCATCCAGAATCGTCTGCCGCAAGTCGTCATCCTCGAAGTTCTTGATCGACAGCGTAGCCAGCACCATCGCCGCCTGCTGCTTCCGCCACATATTGAGCGAGTCATGCACGTAGCGCCGGAAAGCGGGATGCTTGATGAACCGCCACGCCTCGTCCATCGCACACAGCACACCGGTCCGCGCTCGCACCCGCGCGTTGAGCCGATGCAGGAGGCAGAAGAGTAGCGGCTCAACCAACTCAGGGCGCTCTGCCATCGCTTCGAACTCGAAGACCTGCAGCTTCGAGAGCGTCAAGGTGTCTACGGCATGATCAAACATCGCGGCATAGCGGCTGTCGTCGTTGCCGTGGCACCACGGCTTCATGCGCCTATTCAGTTCACCGTGCAACTGTCCGCGCAGCATCATCAGCCGCCGTGAGGCTGGCGGGAGTCGGCAGACGTCCACGATGGCGCCTCGCAACTCGGCATCCTCATCGCCCGTGAGCGGTTTCCCGTCGCGCTCGAGCAGCATCCGGCAGAAGGACTGCAGGAACAGCTTGTGATCGTCGGTTGGCTCGCCCGCAAACGGATTGATCTTCACGTCGGACTTCAGGTTTAACTGAACGTAGGATCCGCCTAACTCCTGAGCGAGTCGCCGGTAACTGTGGCCGAGATCAATGATGACCGTGTCCGGCTGTCGCTGCTGCCAGTGCGTGACGAGGCTGTTGACGAGGAATGACTTTCCGCTGCCGGTGGCACCGAAGACAATCGTGTGTCCCACGTCGGACACCATCGGATCGTAGTGAAACGGCACCTTAGCCGGCGTCTCGAAGGTCATGATCGCCTGCTCGCGATTGCCCTGATCCAGCGCGAAGAGGAACGACAGATCCGCACAATTCGTGTCGAGTAACCAGAGCCGCCGCAGGTTGTGAATGCTATTGCCGGGGACGATGCTGATCCACGCGTTGAGCAGGTTGCGCGTAATGTCGGTTTCTTCGGAGAAGACGCCGTCATGGACTGCCAGGATGGCTCGCGCTGTGGCGGCTGCGCTGTCGATGACGGCGCCAGACCGATCGTAGAGCACCAAGGTTAACGAGCACTCGCCGACGAACCGCCCATTGACTTCGAGATCGACCGACAGTAGACCGAGTTGTTTTACGATCGCGTCTTGGCCTTCGTCCAACATCGCGGACCATTCGGCATCGCTCACCGTCCCAACGATGACGTCTTCGCGCTTACTCCATGCGAACCGCTTGCGCCGGCCGATGTCGGTCTTCACCTGAGACAGCGGAAGCCGCCGCCATTCCACGCAGGCAATGAACGAGCAGGGTAGGCGATAGAGCGGCTCGAGATCGTGCGGCCCGCTGGTCGTTGGCGCTTCCTTCATGGACAGCACCTTGACCCGTGCCGGCCCTACGGCGAGATGATCAGAGCGGCCATCCGGATGCCGCTCGACCGAGGCATCCGCCATGAAGTAGTCCACGTACTGTGCATGCTTCAGTTTGATCTCTGGCCCGTCATAGTTGACGAGCCGCCGCAAGAACTGGAACACTTCTTCGTCCGACAACCGGACTGGCCCGATCGTGTCCACGAGTTGCGCCTGAACGATGGCGGCTGTGCGCTCCAGCCGTTCCATGGCGTCGAGCATGCCCGTCTCGATGACCGCGCCGACCTTCTTCGGAGACAGCCGCTGCCACCACGGCAGGCTGGTCTCGGCCGGCTCGTAGACGAGCGCGAGATACCGATCGAGTTCGTACTGCGTCCCGGCATCGTTCAGGTACGTGGCGCGAGCAGCCAGCACGCGGTCCACCGCGGCGCCAGTCGCAGGCGGAACCGGCAGCGGCTGTGCCGGAGACTTGCACAGGTAGTGATAGACACGAAACCGATCATCCAGCAACCGCAACGCACCACTGAACCGCTTCGCGACGTCCTCGCGCTCATCTGGCGTGGTGCCTTCGTAGTCCACACCGCCGCAGCGGTAGACCACCACACACGATCCCGACTTCGTCAGGATCATCCCGTTGGCACCAATGGCCCACGGCGCCAGTAGTTGACAGAGCGGGCTGGTCTCAGTGCTGGTCTTCATGCACCACCCATCGCGCGGCGTCGTACCGATCTTCTCCAGCCGTCCCGCCGAATCGCGCCGGCCGCTGCGACCACAGGATCGCAATCATGCGAGGCTCGCGCGCTGTCACCGCTTTTAAGATGCCGTAGCCGAGGCCCATCACCATGAAGCCCACGATGGCCGACTGGAACAGGTTGAAACACAGCAACGCCAGCGATCCTGCGTACATCAACAACTCGATGTCGAGGCCGAAGACAGTCTTCGGCACATGCAGCGCGCGGTAAACAGGGTGTCTAGTCATTGAGATTCGTAGCTAAGCGTTACCTTGACCACCACGAAATCACGTCCCGGCCCGTTAAGGCGATCACACTCCCGCTGCGCGACGTCCTTGCTTTTATGGACAGGGAGTAAGCACACCGGATTGCCGTCAGGACCACGCAGTCGAATAACGGCGTAGGCTGTTTCTGATTGCATCCTAGACGTGCCAGATCCACGCGAGGATCTCGCGCACGAAAAACGCCAGCGTCAGCCCAGCACCAACACCAGCGAGATGCCGCGATCCTCCGCCAACCGCCCAGCGAATCCCGCTGAACACCACGATGATCGTCGCCAACGCATACAGGGCGATGCCAGTCGCGCCGCGCTCGATGGCCATCAGCGGCTGATCGAATGGCGATTGTGCCGACAGGCTCACGCCACAGATGCAGATCGCCACAAAAAGTGCAGCCGAACGCGCATGAGAATCAAAACGATAGTGCATCGCGAACTCCTCCAATAGTTCCGAAGTATTCAACAGTGTGCCAGATATGTCAATGCCATAATTGGCACAGTCCACACCAGCGTGCAACCACACAGGGATCTGAACCATTTACAGATGCCGTGTCGGTTTCAGAATCGCCGGCCAGATGTGATCCACCGGCACATCCAGTACGGCGGCAGTCGCAATCGCGATGTCGAGTCGAGGCGTCAGGCCATCAATCAGCCGGTAGAAATGCCGATTCGAGACACGAATGCGCTTGGCGATGTGTTGCTTGGGGATGCCCTTCGCGGCCAGGATGGCGCGCAGGCGATTGTGTAAAACGACTTTGATGCCGGAGAGATCCGGCTTCGTCTCGTCAGGACGATGTTTCAGACTTCGCGGCGTCACACGCGCACATAGTAGCACGGACAGTTCTGTCACGGCGCAAGCGTTCGATGGTTTGCACGGATTCGCGCTGCTGCTCCATCGCAATCGCGAGCATCTCACGGTACACGCGCACCTCTTCGCGCAGCCGCTCGCACTCTGCGGCGAGATCCTCGATGACGAGATCGGCGACGGTCATCGGCTGACCCTCCACGAGGCTGCACAGACGTTGCACTCGATGTGCGCGCCACGCTCGTCTACGACGAACCAGAGATGCACGACACGGCCGACGTTCTCGGCGTAGCACCGCGGGCACTGGATGTCTTCTGAAGCGGGAACTGGTTGTGGTGGCGTCGTCGTCATGTTGTCCTCCGTGATGTGTCGCGTGTTTGTCGTGTGCCTTCACAGCCAGAGGCACACGGACAGCGAACACATCGGACAACAGCGCGGCTCGTCGGCTTGCCGTCCGCGTGACAGGAGCGCTCTTCCCCTGGCGCGTGGATGGCTCGCCGATGAGACGCAGGGACGACACCGCAAGACTACCGCGGCAGCTTCAAGCGCAGCATCTGGGCGATCAGGCTCGAGACCGACTGGTCCCGTTTATTGGCGAGCTGAATCAGGCGATCTAGTTCAGACTGGCGCAGCCACGTCGAGACCCGTTCCCCAGGTTCCTCGGAGGGTTTCCGGCCAACCTTCGGGCGTTCATCGTCCTTGGCCATAGAACCCTTCGTAGCGCCGAGATGATCGCGTCCGACGCTTGCCCCACGGCGTCCAGTATTCCATCGCTCGCGCCCGTCGCTCGATCTCGTCAGGGAAGCAATGCACATCACCGCCCGAGCGCAGCGGTGTCACCGGCACAGGCAATTCAGCCGTCACAATCGGCGGAAGTTCGCCGCGGCACTGGCGGCAGTTGCAGACCACGGCTTCAGCCCAACACTTCGCCTCGCGGGCTTCTCGCGCCTGCCGACGTCGCAGCGCTTCTCGTTTCCAGTATCTTTCAACTCTCAGCGCCTTCTGCCGTCGCTGCCGCTCTTCCTGGGCCGCAAACTTCGCCGCTCGCACCTGCGCGCGACGAGCCGCCATTTGTTCGTGATCCCATTGAGCGGTCTGCGTGACGAGGTCGCAGGCGAGTTCGTATTGCTTCTTCAGCGCCCGCAGCTGTACGTTCAGGTCCGCGAACTCCTGAAATCGACCAGCGCTCCAGCCTCCGGCTTCTTGCCCTTCCAGCCACACCAGATCCATTCGGGCGAGCGTCTTCTGCGCCGCCCTCTGGATAAACGCGATGTACTCGCTGGCCTGTGCTGCGGTCATCGCCCGAGTACCAGCATCTGGAAAGCTGGGGGCTTCGTCGCGTTGTTGCGATCCATCTGATCCACGGCATTGACCAGCGCCGCCGCTCCGTCTATGCGCTCTGTGCTCACCTTTTTGGAGATCTTGATATTGCCTGCCGGATCGGATTCGACCGAGATGTTGCTGATGTTCCAGCGCAGGACCGGATGCCCATCGTGGCGCAATGTCCGCCCCAGGATCGCCTTCTCGATCGACTTCGTCGGCGCCGACAGAGACGCGTACCCCTGCCGAATCGGCACGCAGGTAAAGCCGTCCTGCTCCTGCAGACGCGTCACGAGATCGGTGGCATTCCACGGATCGAAGCAGATCGACTGCACGTCAAACTGCGCGTCCCAATCCCGCAGGGCCGCGCGGATGTACTCGTAATCCACGACGTTTCCTGGCGTGGCGATGAGATACCCTTGATCTTTCCACTGTTCGTACGGCACGCGATCCCGCCGCGCTCGCTCCGCGATGTTGTCCTTCGGCACGAAGAACTTGCAGAGGACATCGAATCCCTCATCATCAGGGAAGACCGCCACCAGCGCCGTCAGGTCCGTCGTGCTCGAGAGGTCCATCCCGACGTAGCACTTCCGCCGCTGCAGGCTGGCTGGCTCAAGCAGCCGTCGGCAGGCATCCCATGCAGCCATCTGGATCCAGCGCGAGGCCTGCTCTGTCCACTGGTTCAGGTAGAGTCGGCGAAACGTGTTCTCCTGCGCTGGGATTTCCTTGGCTCGCGCGGCCGCGGTCCGCATCTCTTCCAGGCTGCGGAAGTCGCCGAGCGCCGGATTCGCCTTCTTCCAGACCTTCTCGTCGGTCCAGTCCGCATCAATCGGCGCTTCGTACAGAATCGGCAGGAAGGTCGGATCCAGGCTGGGATTCTCCAGCACCTTCTTCGCGTGGGCGTAGAGCTCCCAGAGGATCGAATGCCTGTCGTACCCGGCCGTGGTAATCGCCATCAGCAGCGGTTGCGACCGAGCGCCTTGCGACGTCGAGAGCACATCCCACAACCGCCGATCCGGCGCGGCATGCAACTCGTCGTAAATCACGACCGAGGCATTAAAGCCGTGCTTACTGTACGCCTCGGCTGAGATAGCCCTGTAAAAACTACCAGAGTTCCGATGCACGATGCGCTTCTGCGAATCAACGATCTCGACCGAGGCTTCAAGCTCCGGATCGTTGCGGACCATTTTCGCCGCGACGTTAAACACCAGCGAGGCTTGGTCCTTATCCGCTGCAGCCGAGTAGACCTGCGCGCCGATCTCGCCATCGAACAGCAGGAAGTAAATCGCCAGCGCAGCCGCAAGCTCAGACTTGCCGTTCTTCCGAGGCAGCATCAACAGGGCTTGCCGGTACTGCCGGAGACCGTCCCGCCGCTGCTTAAACAACTGCCGGACGATCTTGGCCTGCCACGGGCGAAGATCGAACGACTGGCCGGCGAACGGACCATCCGTATGCGTCAACATGTTGATCAAGCGAACAGCCCGATCCGCCTGGGTCTCTGTCACTTCAGCGCCTGAGCCATCTCACGATTGCCTTTAGCCCGCATCTTGCGGTAGAGCGCTTTTAACCTGCAGGCCACACAAGGGTGTCCCTTTACATCCTCACTGAACTTGCCGCACGCTCTGCACTTACGTTGGCCCTTTCTCATTTCAGCGATCCTGCCCACTTGCTCTGCGGTTCTTCCTCGGTCTTCTTCGGCACCGAGATCCGCGCCCGACTCGACGGCGTCATCCCGAAATACTCGTAGTACGGCCGCATCGTGTTGGCGAGTTCACGTTCCAACCGCACATTAAACTCAGGCGTACCCTTCACTTTACAGTTCAGCTCCCATGTCGCTTGCATCTCGCACATCATCCAGAACGGTCGTACATCCGCTGCTGTCAGGGTGCCCATATACAGGCAAACCGGGGCAATCTCACCCCAGACCACCCGCGCAGCCGGCGAGATCCCCTCTGGTATCTGCACCTCTCCCACAGGTGGCTTCGGCTCAAGTGCATTCAAGCGATCTTTCCTGACCGTACCCAATAACAGCTTTAATGCCGTGGGTTTAGGACGACGTCCCGAGTTCTCAACGCCCATAGTTCAGACCTAAATCATTCTGGCAAAGCCCTCGCGAGGCTGGGTTCCGGTCCCGATAGGGTTGTCCTACGAACATTCCGATACCCCCGCTGGGGTGGTCGCTGCCCTACCCCTAGCGCTGGTGGTGGCTGGCTCGTCATCGCCTTGATATCCCTTGAGGTATAGGGAAGAGGATCCCAACTACAATCCCGATAGCTGGACCAGACCAGACAGGTAAGCCGTAGGCAAAGGCCACCGCTGCAACGGTATACGAGACGATCGCCACCAGCATCAACCACAACAGCACCATGGTATTCATAGCCCAGCATTCGTCTTTCTGCTATGGCAGGCCTTACACAAAGATTGGCAATTCCCTTGGAGATCCCACATTAAACGCTGATCTTGCCGATGCGGTACCACATGATCGACCTCTTCGGCGAGTCGCCTGAGTGTGCCTGGATTCGCCTTCCATAGGTCGTAACACTCACTCATCACAGGGTGTAAGCCGTTGGGACGATCGCCACAGAAAGGGAATTGCGCCTTAAATTTAATAGCGGCTGTGTCCCATTTCCTGCTGTACCCACGCTCTCTGGCGGTACCTCGGTGCTGCTCATATTCCTGGGTATGCAGGAGGCAACGCCCTCGAGGACCAGCAAAATTGGCGCATTGTGGTACTGAGCAGGGGCGCAATGGGGCGGTTGGCACACTACTTCGTCCGGATGAGTTCAATGTCCATCGAATCGTCAAACACCAGAACCTTGGTGTTCTCCAGCGCCGTTCCTGTTACGCCTGCTTTCCACGATGCCCTGAGCCGCTCGATGGTCTCAAGAGATGGTGCGCCGCGTTTACACTTAATCAGCACAACTTCCACACCATGAGCGTCTTGCGTGGTCACAGGTGTGACCGTCATACCGGTGGTGGCGCCAACCACGCTGGCTAAGGCTTTGAGAGCGTTTCGGCGGTCCATGATCAGAGGTTTTGGATGAGCAACCGGAAACTGCGCTCTTTTGTTTGAGATGGCGTTTCCGATGACACGATTTTATTAGCAATCTCGTAGGTTTGTCCTAAGGTGCCAACCGTGAGGCGTAGCCGTGTCGCCCGATTATCGAGCGTCACCGTACGCTCTAGGGCGGTTGAGGCTTCCGCGGCGGTCAACATCGCCTCTGCGTCCTTCACTAACGCCGTATCCGACGTCGAAGGCGCTATCGCCTTGATGGTAAAGAGATTCGTGGCAATCGTGACTCCAGGCTTCAAGTTGTCGCCATCCCAGTCGAAGACGTAGACCTTCGAATCCGAGGGATCTTGGATGACGAGCGCCCCTGACTTGATGACCACAACGCTCATAATTCACCCAGCACGGCGGCTCGAGCCGCCATTTTGCGCGCCTTGATGGTCTCGACGTCATCCATCGGCACGCCTTCCGCTAAAGCCTCCTCAACCGCTTTGGTCATGGCGTCCTCAATGCGCTTCGAACGAGAGTGTTCGCCGCTGACCATCGATCCAGAGGCTGTGCCAACCGCGGCCGCGATCTTCGGCTTAGCCATCAATCCTCCGTGATGGTCGTCGCCGTCGTGAGCCTGGGCGTAACTCCGTTACCGGTGACGATGTTCGGCGTCACGGTGCCGCTGTGGTAGATGTCGGTCGCACCACCACCCGTCTTGCCCGTGCTGAAGTGCGTGACGGTACCGCTACCACCAGTGCCAGCCGGAAAGTCGATATTCGCCACTGGGCTGACGCTGTTAGCCGTTACCGTCCACCCGCCAGAGTTCCTGTTGACGTTCACCCGTGCATAGCTGGTGTAGGCCGCTTCACTGGTGGATTGCGTCCCTGATTCGCCAGGATCGGCGGTGTGGAGCGCCACCGCAATCTGTGTGATGGGCGAACTCGCCGCATTGTCGGCGACGTTGGCCCAGGCCGTGGCGTTGTACAGCAATTTCAGGAAATTGTTTTCGGTGGTATCGCCTTTACTCATCAGCAGTTCCCTTTCAGGAGAAGTTTACGCCTCAACGAGGACATCATCGGCCACGATCCCGACCGTGTAGCCATCGGGAGCAATCTGCACCACGCGCGGATCGCTAGAGATTCTCACTACCACATCGTCGGCGCCAACCCGCAAGACGGCATCGTCAGCCGCAATTCTGAGGATGTAATCAGCCGTTGGCGCAATCGGTGGAATGCTCGAGCCGAAGACGGTGGATGTACCTGCGGCTGTGCCGATCGCTGAGGCGAACTGCTGGCCGACACTGATGGCGTCACTTGACCCTGTGGCGGTCCCAACAGACGAGAAGGTGGCACGGCCAACCGCTGTGACGGTGGAGGTACCAGCACTAGTGCCAACACCGTCGCTGGTGCCTCGAATCGCAAAGGCTGTGGAGGTGCCTGCCGCACTACCGACAGCGGCCTTGATCGCTGCGCCAGTGGCGGTGATAGTCGAGGTGCCAGCCGCAGACCCAACACCGGCATTCGTGGAACGTCCCGTAGCGCTGACGGTCGAAGTGCCTGCTGCGGTACCAACCGCCGCAAAGAAGGACCGTCCTGTCGCTGTAACCGTGCTGGTGCCTGCTGCGGCACCAACACTAGCCGCGGTGGAAGACCCAACACCTGTGACGGTAGACGTGCCAGCGGCCGCACCAACGGCACCACCAGCCCCCAAGCCGATAACCGTGGATGTGCCAGCGGCAGACCCGACAGCAGCCGCAACCGAACTACCCTGAGCGGTAACGGTGGATGTGCCTGTGGCCGCACCGACTGCACTACCGGTGGCAGCACCTGTAGCCGTGACGATACTAGTGCCTGCCGCCGTACCTGTGCTTGCTGCGGTGGCTGCACCGACACCCGTGACGGTGGAGGTGCCTGCCGCAGCCGCAACGCTCCCACCAGCCCCGATGCCGTTGACGGTGGAGGTACCTGCCGCACTACCAACCGCAGCGCTGGTTTGAGCGCCAACAGCCGTGACAGTCGAGGTACCAGCCGCAGACCCAACGGCAGGCTTGACTGCTACGCCAGCAGCGGCAGGCGTCGAGGTGCCTGCGGCAGCACCAACCGATGCCGCTGTGGCACTGCCGACCGCGGTAACGGTGGACGTCCCAGCGGCAGACCCAACAGCCGCCTTGATCGCTGCGCCAACAGCGGTAACGGTACTGGTGCCGACAGCTGCACCAACAGCAGACGTCGCGCTGTCGGTGGAAACGGTCTCGACGGCATCGTCAGAGAACAGGCCACCCTTGCCAGCCTCGACATCAAAGAGGCCAGACGACAGTGCCTGCGAATCAAAAAAGCCAGGACGAGCCATCGATTTACGTGTATTCGTCCACGATCACCACGCCGGCCGTGCCGCTGCCTCCGGTGCGTGCTGTCGATGCACCGGTCATGGCCCCACCGCCACCCGCCCCATAGCCGGTACCAGCGCTGCCATTACCCACTGCGCTAATGCTCGAACCGCCAGCCCCGTAGATGGTGGACCCGCCGGCACCACTGGCACCAACAGGTGTGGCCACGACCACGATCACACCAGAGCCTCCAGGCTCGCCGCCGTCATTCACGTCACCGTTGGTGGCGACAGATGCGGCCGTGCCTCCGCGGTAAATCGAGAGCGTGGTCACTGCTGTTGCGACCGGGGCACCATTCCCGCCCGGAGCGGTGACAGTCGTTGCACCAACCGTAAAGGTGGAGCTGCCACCGTTGTTGCCGGCCGCAGCTGATGCACCTGTACCAGCCGCACCGATCGCGTAGGTATACGCCGTGTTGGGCGCGACAGCGAACAGCTTCTCGGCATACGCACCAGCCGCACCACCACCACCAGCGGATGCCGCGGATGCGACCGAGGTACACCCACCACCACCACCACCACCACCGATAATTTTGATGTTGATCTGGTTGGTCGTTGGCTGCGTGGTAAAGGACGTGCCGCTGGTCAAGACGGTGGTCTTCACGAGCCGTCCTGGCCCTGTCCCTGACCTGACCGCTCCAGAGGCGTCATACAGGAAGATGGTCCCGGTTTCGTTGAGGACCAGCATCTCTGACGAGGCTAAGGTGCCCTTCCAGAGCTGCGCCACCGTCGTACCGTCGGTATGCTCGAGCGTCACGCCCTGAGAGGCTGACGCGTGGGCATTCCGGATCATCACGGTGCGAATGTTGCGGATCGTGGTACCAGTCGGGCTGGGTACGATCGTGGTCGTGGTCGCGGTGGTGATCTGGACGTTATCGCTGCTGGGCGTGTAGACGTCTGGCGTGCCTGCCGTAAAGTCGGTGTGCGATTCATGCACATGCAGGTCTGCGGTCCCTGTCGTCACCACGCGAAGGAGTGCGGAGGTACCTGCGAGACTCAGCATGGAGTTATCCCATCAACTGCGAGAAGGCCAAGGGCATGTCCCGGCCCACGTACGCCTCTTCGGCCACCGCCACATCTTCGACGAGGAAGTTATCCATACGGGATGTGCCGTTCCACGACACTAACCCCGTGCGGCCAGCGGTGACGATGCGCGCCCCATTCGTGTCGAGCTTATCGGTATCCTGCTGTGTCCCGTTCTGAAACACCTTAAACGTGACCGTCGAGCCTGACCCTGTCGCTTGGAACTTAAACACGTCGCTGGTTGCAGCCGCTGTGCCGAGTGTCACATTCGTCACGAGCGTATCCACGCCGGTAATGCGCCGATAGATGCCCGCCGTGGTCGTACCTTCCACACAGTCGAGGTAGTAACAAGTGGGGGATGTTGTCGCGCCAGAGACACGCAGCATCGGCCCGCAGTCGTACCCGCCTTGACTCGGTCCGACCTGCGCTGAACCGTCAAGGAGCGCCGCATGTGCGGCCACCTTCGTCTGGAGCCAGTTGAATGCGGCTCCTGAGCCAGTGAACGACAACCGGCCCAGCGTGATCCCGATGGTGCCAAACTCCACCGACCAGTTAGCGGTGTCGAGTGAGGCGAACGCATCGGAAAACAGCGTGGCCATCAGTTCAGGATGATGGTATCGACAGCGCCAGGAGAGTGATTCAACGCCACGAGAATCGCATCGACCATGTCATGGACGGTTTGGCCGGCCGAGACCGTGACCCCGATGTCCGTGGTGTCCAATGCGTTGTTGGCTTGGTTGCGCTCGCCACCGGACAAGACCTTGTCCATTGTCCAGCCCAGCGGCAGAAGAATCACATCCGGATCCCCGGCCACGGAACTGTCCACCAGCGTGTCAGCATCCTGCACACAGAGCGCCCATTGCTTCGTCGGATAGTTGTCTTTGACCTCGAAGCCGACGCCGTACTTGTAGAGCGATGGCGCGTTGATGTCGTGGCCTTCGATGAACGTCAGGGCGAGACCCGTCGCGCTGCGATCCTTTACCGCAGGCTGGACGATCATCTTGCTCAGCGCAAGCCGCCGCGCCATTTAGGACGGCTTCGACGTTGGCGCCGCTGGAGGCGTCTGATTCGGGCCGGGATTCGTGGGCTGTGGTGCCTGCGGTGTCGAGGGTGGTGCCGGATTCGGATTCGGGGTGCCTGGGACGTCTTCGGTGCCGATCGGTTTCACTGGTGCCATGTGCGTCTGCCTCCGTGAAGAAAGACCTATGTCGGCGGCAGTTTAGCACGGGATGCTGTGGATTCGAGCACCGCGATGGCTGTGTCGCGAGCGGCAATCGCTTTGCGGAGCCGCTGCCGGTAGGTAAACGACGTGGTCTGCAGCCCCAGGATCCGCAGGTAGTGCGCTCGCTCTTTCCTGAGCCGTTTTAACGTCACCTCAACAGGCGGCTTCCGCCTCATGTCTTCGGCCGGTGCAAGGCTTCCTGATAGGTCGGATCGTCTTTCACCCAGTCCTTGACCTGCTTGAAGCCAGCGTTGGGCTTAAAAAACGCATCGGTCTTCGTCTCGTCCTGCTGGGCGAGGAGGGCTTCAAGTTCGTCAGCGCACTGGTCGCAACCCTTGCCAAATTCAGGACTACCGTGCTCGAACTCCCACACAGCAGCCTCTCGCCACTGCTCAATCAGCCGTCGGAGGGCGTCCTTCATGCTTCCTCCTCCTCTCGGGGAGGCTCCGAGACGACGGAGGGGAGGCGTTCCGTCGCTCCCACGTTCCACAAGTGCAGTTCGCGTCCCACCCATCGCGGCTTGTCCTGATGTCGCAGTCGGGCGCATGGTCGTCGGTATTCATTCCGAACGGGAACCGATGCGGCTTTTTCGGCGTCTTCTTGGCTTTCTCCTGCCGCTCCTGCTCCACGGGGGGTGCAGGCGGTTCCTCCTGCCCTAGAGGGGGGAAGGAAGACGGCCCGCGCACGGACATACGTTTAGCGGCCTCACGGCTCGCATCGTCTTCCACAAGCAACTGCTCTCTGTGCGCTCTCAATCTGGCCACACGTTCACGCAACAACGGCTGGAACACCGACCCCTCTCGGTCAATACGACCTTCGATGAGATTCGCGGCATATTCCAAATCGTCCAGCAGGCGTCGGATCTCGGCGCTCATGATGGCTCCTTCTGGCTTCATCCCTGCCACTGCTCGTCTGCGGGGAGCTTGACGAATGTGTCGTTGAGCGCATCGGTGAGCTTGGCGCGGGCTTCTGGCCACGACAGGTGCGGATCCGATACCACGGTCAAGACGGCCACACGGAGTTCCGTCAAGAGCTTTAAGCGCAACTCAAGACGTCGCTCCCAGAGCCGCTCATATTCATCGCCGCAGGTTGCGCCGAGCAGCGGTAGTGCCTCCATATCGGCCAATTCCTGCTTATCACTCATGCTCGCTTCTTCCTCTCAAGGCTGCGACTCAACGCGCGAGCGTTCATCCGCTTCCATTCCAGATTCGCGTAACAGCGGCGAGAGACTTCCTCAGGCACCACGCCTCGCGCCAGCAGTTCGACGTACTCGTCTGGCAGCGCCAGCCAGTAAATCGTGCTGCCGTCTCGAGGTAACAGCATCTCGTCTCGGACGACTTCAGGCGTCGTGTCTACGATCGTGTGCGGCTTCAGCATCCTTCCGCCACCTCTTCTAGATCGAATCGAATCCCACGCTGCGCGGTCCGCTTCCGTGCGAGCGGCTGATAACTCAGATCCGTGCCCACCCAGCGCCGGCCCAGCCGTTCTGCTACCGCGCCCACAGTCCCTGAGCCGATAAATGGATCGAGCACCAACCCGCCCAACGGACAGCCCGCCAGGATGCAGGGTTCTACTAAGGCTTCCGGCATGGTGGCAAAGTGGGCCGTGCCTAGTGTGGTACACTTGCACGATGGAATGTCAGCAGTGCGCGGCACCGTTCGAGCCGAAACAGAATCGGCCAGATCGTCGGCCTCCGCGTTGCTGCTCGCGGCGTTGTGCCAATCGTCTTCGCTCCACAACCGTCGTGCTGACGTGTCGGCTGTGTCGGACGCGGTTTCATCGGAAGGCCTACATGGAGACGTGGTCTCAGCAGCGCGGGCCGTTCTGCGGCTTTGCGTGCTATGCACAGTGGCAGGCGGAACACTGCGCTGGGCCGAATAATCCGAACTACCAAGCAGCAGCGTGGATCGACCTGGCGTGTGACTGGTGTGCAGCGCCGATCCGTCGGCGGCGGTTAGACCATCGACGGAACTCTGTTCGGTATGCGTTCTGTAATCGCCAGTGCTTTCAAGACTTTGCCCGCGAACGCTTCCCACGCTGGGCGATGCACTACTCTTCGAAACGGTGGCGGCGTGCGCGGCTATTAGCCTTGCAACGCGACGGGCATCAATGTCGAGGCTGCGGAGCGCCGCACGATCTAGTTGTGCATCACCGCCGGCCTTTTGCTGACTTCGACGGCCGGCCAGAGGCGCATGAACTAGACAATCTGGAGACGCTTTGTAGGGCTTGCCATCTGGTCCGACATAGTCAGCTGGTTCAAACGTAGGTTGCCACCCGCTATAGGGCATCGTGGGCACGGTCCACACGCTGCGCTTGTTGCGAGTCGCCTTGACGGTCACGCTCGCCGCATTTCCGTTGCCACTCGCCGCGACGTTCATACCTGTCGCTTGCCCGCGCGAGAGGCTCTTCTCTCCAAGCGTCACGACCTTACCTGCGTGCGTAGCCGTTTCGGCCACGACGTCAGCGTCGTAGTAGTACCGCTCGCATTTGCTCAGCAGGAACAGGTATTCATGCGCTTTCGTCGGGCGATCCGTCACGCTCTCCGGCATCGGGTTCGGCTTGTGCCAGATGATGTCGGAGCGGAGATACCAGCCGTCGGCTTGGAGCGCGAACGCCACGCGCCAAGGAATGCCCAGCAGGTTCTTTGGTGCCAAACCTTCTGGAACAGCTGCTCGCCTCTGCGACAGACACACGTTGTCTGCGTGTCCGCGCCTCGAGTTCAGGGTGCTACCACTCCTGATACCAGCTTGCTCTGTGGCCGTCATCGGACCAGCCGCATACGAATCCCCGAGGTTCAGCCACACCGTGCCGTTGTCCTTCAGCACCCGCCGCAGTTCGCAGAACACCTGCACCAGACTGGCGACGTAGGCATCAGGCGTCGGCTCCAGCCCGATCTGAGCATCGACACGAACCGCGCCGCAAAGACCGCAGACGTCACGCCACCCGACAGTATCGGTAGCGACTCGACTGGGCCTGTTCGCGTTAAATTCTGGATTCCCAAATACCTTATTAGCTCCTGGCTTTTTGTGATCACACGCCGGATCACCGCCTTCCCATCGCGCCGTGCCGTAATCGCGAAGGCCAAAGTAAGGAGGACTGGTGACGATACAATCCACGCAGCCGTCGATCAGTGGAAGCGAACGAGCATCCCCACAGATCAGCATCCGATCACCTTCAACGCTTCATCAATCGTGCGCACCACAGCGACATGCCCCTTCCAACGTCGGACGAAGTTTTCCTGTGTCGGCCGCAGTTTGCCCTTGGCTGTCTTGACCTCGATCAGGTAGGTCGCACCACGGAATCCGACCACTAAATCGACCGGCCCATCTGGTACCACTGTGGCGCCGACGCGCTCGAGCGCATCCCTAATCTCGTCGTGGTTGTTGTCTTTCCGGTGGTAGGCATAGCGTGCCATCAGAACAGCCCGTCTTGCTGCGGCTGTTCCGGCCGGCACAGCACCCAGGTCAACACCGTCTTGCCCGTCACATCACAGCGCCGCTTCACGCCATGCCGGATCGATCCGATGTTCTCCAACTCATGCAGCCGTGGCCGGACCGAGTTCGGGTCGAAGTACTGATTCGGATAGCGCTGGAACATGAAGTGCAGCAACTCTAGCGCTGTCGGCGCGAAGTGCTTCGCGGCAATGAAGTCGGCCAGTTCCTGCCGGATGAACATCTGCCGCTGGTTGATCGTCGGCTGGATGTCCTGCCTGTAGACGGCTGCGGCGGTCTCGGCTTGTCTCATGCAAACTCCAGCGGTAGTGCGTCCTGTTGAAGACGCTGTGCCGCGATTTCGCAGTACTGCTCGCTGATGTCGATACCGATGGCGCGTCTACCTAAACGCTTCGCTGCAACCAGCGTCGTGCCGGAACCCATAAACGGATCCAAGATCGCCTGCACCGCTGTCGGAGCCTGCATCAGCGCCCACCGGATCACGCTCTCAGGCTTCTGCGTAGGATGCCATCGCTTGCCATCAGCATTGCGATCTTCGCGAATGAGCTTCGCCGGCTGGTCAAAATTCGTCCACGCTAATTCAAAATCAGCCATTGTGGGCATTTGGGATGACTTGACCCACGCCAACCAGCACCGCGACGGAGGCATCGGATAGTAGTTGCCGCCCCACACCACCGCATACTGCGCGAACGACAACAACTCGATCAGGTCAGCATCAGGGACCCGAACATCCCACCGCATCGCATCGGCGTACATCGGATCACTAGCCCACGTTCCGCCCGCCCACCGTTCACCGTGGCCGTACGGTGGATCTGTCATTAAGAGATCAAACGTGGTCGTGCGCAGGCCGCGCCACTCGTCTACCACGTCTCGACAATCGCCGTGATAAATCGTCACGCCGCTCTGCTCGTAGTAGGGCTTCACAGTGCCTTCACTCCTACCGCTTCCGGCAACAACCGATACTCTTTCGGCTTGTAGTGCAACTTCGTGCGGCGGCAGAAGACGTACCGCTGCCGACCAATCACCTTCACGCAAAATTTGACCGTCTCGATATTCAGATTGAGAAAGTCGGCCAGCTCGAGCAAGGTCCACCACCGCTGCAGCAGCAAGGCTTGGATCGTCGCGATGTCTCCTGGCAAGCGGTTGTCCTCCCCTGTGCGGCGCTTTCGTTGATGCATACCGGAAGATTAAACCCAAACGATTCGGATGTCAACTCTAGCGCCCGAATCTGGTAGGCTTCTTCACGCGCCCAGCCTGCGCGAAGTCCTCTGGTGGTGCCGGACCTTTATCGCGGAACTTGTTGCCCAGTGGGCACCAGCAAGGCGTCCCGAAGGTGTGTCGCCCGTGCTCCCGTGCTCGACCACAGGTCGCATCACCCGAACACTCAGCCATCACGAGTCCGACGTCGTCACAGTTGGCGCACAAAAACTTCCATTCGCGTTTGAATGGCCAGCGCTCCCTGATCACGGCTTCCATGCTGACGGTGCATTCCGAAATAGACGCGCCATTCGCGCGCATCTGATGCCAAATCTTCACGGCTTCGACCGTAATCGATCCCAGTGTCTGCTCTGAACTCATGACGTCTTCGCCTTCTGCTCTGCTTCCCACGCACTCAGCCGGTCATCGGCCCAACTGGCTCGAGAAGCGAATACACCGAATCCTCTATCGCTGCGGGCGATCCACTCGTCATCCGTCGTCAGGACGATAACTGCTAGCTTTTCCAACCGTTTATCGTCTTCCCATGTCCTGACGAGGCCCAGCGCTTTATCGAAGTCGATGTGCATCCGGTTGTGGTACCGCGCGCCCTTCCGATGCTCGTAAAATAGCTCTGCGTAACGGTTTAATAGATCTCCAGCCCTGTTCATCAATGCTTGGTCTTCTTGCTGAGATTCAAAACTCGTTGGCCGTGTATGTACAGATCTAGCAGATAGGAGATCGGAGACAGGAGATCGGAGACTTGATTTTGGTTGACCAGTTGGTTGCCCTTCTGGTTGAACCACGGTTGAACCGTGGTTGGACCGTGGTTGAACCATGGTTGGAGTCTGGTTCAGCCGAGCCTCAGCGCTGGCTCTACCGGCGTTGCTCTGCCGTTTGCGGTAAATGTCCTGCTTGGCGCGCTCGAGATCGAGCCGTCGATGCGTCAGGCGATCGCCTTGTTGCGTGAAGCACACACGCACCGCAGGCCAGATTTTGTTGAACTCCTTCGGAGTCGCCCCAACCATCCTGGCGAGTCGTGTGGCATCGTCAGGCAGCGAGCATTCCCGCCAGCAGATGCACAGCAGGGTGATGTATGCCCCACGCTCAGCCAAGGACATCCCAGCCACATTGCCGTCAGACAGGAAATCTTTAGGGTAGAACTGGAAGGCTGGCGCCGGCTCGCTCATGACGCTACAGGTTCCGTCCTGCCCGTCTCAAGTGGTCGCTGCGCCACTCATCCGTGACGCGATCAGGCTCGTTGGCCAGCTTCCGGCGCAGGACGCCGAAGGATAGCACCGCGAGCGCTAGGAGCGCTGCTAGGCCGGTCACGCCTTGTCCCCGGCAACGTCTGCCTTCACCTTGGCCCTCCGCCTATTAAACGCTCGGTCTCCGGCCACCATAAAGGCCGTGGCCTTCTTTGATTTCTTGATGGCAAAGAGCACCTCAATCGCCGCCTGTCGAATCTCAATCTCACGCTGGAGGTTGATGACCGCTTCATCGATCTGGTTCCGTTTCGGCACAGATTCGCTCCTATCGCTGATGTCCTGCCAGCCGCATCTCGTCTTCTTTGACCTTCAAGAAGTACTTGAGCGACCGCGCCATCTCGACAACGAGTTCTTTAATGTTTCTGGCTTCCTGCTTCCGGCAATACTCAGGCGAGGTCTCCGCTACGATCTTCGCCCTGTTGGCCTTTGACTCCTTGTCGAGGCACTGCAGCAGATGCATGGCGTAGATCGCGTCTGCCTCGCGTATCTCATCGTTCACATTCCCGATGAGCGCCGTCAGCTTGGTCAGGAGTTCTGCGGCACGGTCAGGCTGCAGATCGGTATTCGCGATCTCCCGCTGATACGACCGGACCAACTCGCGAACCGTCACGCCTGCGCGTCCTGCTGGGCAGCTCGACAATATTCACAGAGAAACGACGTGTCCACCTGCCCGCCGTCAAGGTGATAGGTCAGGCATCGCACGACCGGCCAGCCGTCGTGATTCGGCTCTAGTTCGCCGTGACACTCGACTGGCGTCCCGCAGTGCTGGCATTTATGGGTGTGCGGCTTGTCCGTCATCAGAATCCCTGCTTGTCGAGATCGTCTGGGTTCCACTTCGTGGCGGCTATTGCCGCCTTCGACATCGTGCCGTCTTGACCGTCTAGCCGCTCGACGCGGTCAAGGTACGGCATCTTCTTCGCGTGGAGCTTCACCGCCACGCGGTCGTTGTACGCCACGCGCGCCTGATTCGCGATCTTCGCCAGCTTCGTCTTGTAGACCATGGCCCCACCCTGAGCATCCTTGCCCCACGTAATGTGGTGCCATTCGCCGTTGTCGCCGTCGATCTTGTAGTCATCGATCAACGCGAATCCTGTCGGCAGGACTTCACCGGTCTCTGTGTCCACCGTTTCGGCTTCTGGCGCCGGCTCTGGGATGTCCCGTTTCGCATCGGCCAGCACCTTCTGCCACGATTCGGTGCGGATGTCGCGCGCAGTGGTCACGGTCGGAACAGCGTTGCGCGGCTCTGGCGCGTCGGCCTGATCCATTTCTTCCTTCGCATACAGCCCCGCCAGCTGTCGCGGAAAGCCCTTCCGAAGGGCAATCGCCTCGGCGCATTTCCCTAGCATCGTGTGTGGCATTTTGCGCCACATGAAGCCGACATCGCCGTCGCCAGGATAGTACTCAGCCCACCGCGCCGTGCCGCTATACGCGAACCGCTGGCCCTGTGTCAGGCGGTAAACCGTGACTGTCGCCGCATCCAACTGCAGCACGTCGCCGCTGGGCTTGACGCGGAACGTCGGATCATCACTGCCGGCCATCTCGCCGGTATCAGCCGCACGGATCCGCATGAAGTCGATGGACGTGATCGGCGCGTACTTGCCTTTGCGCTTGGTGAAATGGATCAACCGGTCCAGCGGATGCACGCCCTGCCTCGAGCAGTCGAACAGGAATAGCTTCAACTCGGCATCGGTTGCACCGACAGCGACGGTGTTCTTAATGAGCGTCAATTCGTCCGGCGTAACCGGTCTGGCTTCAGGCTGCACTAACGTGGTCGTCATGGCTTGTCTTCTCTCACACGTTGCAGCGCTTTCGCTGCTCGTTCTAGTCGTTGGTCTCGCAACCGGCAGCACACGTCACAGAGCGGCCCAGTATCGTCTCGGTTGCGGTAGAACTCTGCCCGGCATTCAGGGCAGACGGCATTCGGTCTGGTGTACGGCCCGTTGAGCCAGTCCGAATGATCCTGATCCGAATCCCAATGGCTCACGGCCGTTGCCCCAACCGCGCCGCCGCTTCCAGCCGCTGCCGTTGGTCGTCCTGGCCCCGGCTCAACGCGGACCGCACGTCCTGCCGCAGTTCCTTCTGACGTTGAAATCTGAGCGCATCTTCGGTGATCTGCTGTTGCCGCCGGTACTGCCGCCGCCGCTCTAACCAATCCGTGCGCTGCGTGTCCACGGTGCGGTACAGGCCTATAATGGCATCAGCGATCAGTGTCACCACGACCGTGAAGAACCCGATCGCGAGCACCAGCAGCATCACCGCCAGGATTCCCATCACCACCTGCTCAAAGAGCGACTCCGGCATCATGCCTGCCTTCCTTCAGCGCCAGCGACTGCCGCGTCGGCAGTACGGATCACCGCGATGCGCTCGTACGACTGGTACGTATCAGAATCAGAGACGCAATCTGGTGCGTTGCGGAACTCCTGCAACATCGCCTTTAACGCCGACAAAAGATCGTCTCTCTGCTGGAACAATTTAGCTACGGCTATCAACGGATCATCTACACAGAATTTAGACATGGCGATTCCAGTCCGCTTCACCCTGATCCACCACCTCGGCCAAGCGTCTATCGACGAGACTGATCAACATCCGGCGATGATGTTCGGACTTCTCGAAGTGCGTGATCTCAAACCCGCTGGCGTAGTAACGAAGGCGGATCCAATAAAACTTTGGCGCCGGATGGCGTGGGACGGTGTCGAGCGTCGTGGTCATCTCAGAATAACCTCGCGGCTAGAGTGATCAGCCACAGCACCAGCGCCCAACTGCCGACGATCACCAGCGCTGCAAAGAGCAAGTCCTCGCCTCTCATCGGCGGCGGTGCAGGCATCTCATGTCCCTCCCGGATCATGCGACACCCGCGAGGACTTCAGGGGGAACCCCGGTGAGCGCCGCCATCTTGCGCGCTTCGTCTCTCACGACCACGCCCACCCCACGCTCCAGGCGGCTGTACTTGCCCTGACTGAAGCCGAAGACTCGCGCGGCCTCGCGCTGGCTCAGGTTGAGGGAGAGCCGCCACTGCAGGAGGCTCTTGTGCGAGTTCGGATTGGTTCGAATGCGACTTCGTGCTACTCTTGTGCCCATTGAGTAAGCAGATTACTCAGACTGTGATAGGCTGTCAAGCACTAATTTTCGGAAATCTGAAAGGACCATGCACATGAAGATCGCCCCCGCTCTCCTGCTCGCGCTCGTCGCCGTCCCTGCCGCCGCCACGCCGCCTGACGCGCGGTTTGCCAATGCCAAGACCGTCTATATCGAACCGCTCGACCCGCTGGAAGGCGACAGGCCGGTCGCGGCCTGCATCGCAGAGCACCTGCCGGCCGCGCTGCCGCTGACCATTGCCGCCACCAAGGAAGAGGCCGACATCGTCCTACGGGTCAAGGCCAGGATCTCAGGCGATACCATGCGGCAGCTTATGGCTGTGCTGGGTTCGATTCAGCTCTGGGCGCTGGCGCCAGATGGGACGCAGTTCTGGTCAGGGAAGACGTCAGAGGACCGCGCCAATGCGACCACGCTGCCGCCAGACAAGGCCGACGTACCCTGCCTACTGGCCGACGCCGGGATCAACATGCTCAGAAATGCCTTAAAAAAGGCCCGGAAAAATACTTCAAAATAGGTGTTGACATACCCTAACGATTGGGTTTAATCTCACTTTATGGTCATTCACGCACGTAAGAACGGCGCCGCTAACGACCGCCGAACGCGTACCCCTCGGTGTCGCCCGCTAGGGCACATCATCGGCGGCACACGCGCAGCATGGTACGTAACATCAGATACGACCGCCGACGTCACCTGCGCCAGATGCCGACGGCTGATAGAGGCCGACACTAAAGCTGTCGCGCCATTCGCGGACATTCCGCAGAGCGCCACTCGCGACCGTCAACTTGACATGTGGCGGCAGGCATGAAGAAGAACCCGGTCCTGCACGCAGCGGCTGTCGCCCTTGGTCGCAAGGGTGGCAGCGTCCGATCAGAAGCGAAAGCCGTTGCCGCTCGAGCCAACGGGAAGAAGGGAGGCAGGCCGGAAGAGGTCTGCGTCTGTGGCCATCAGCGGTCCAGCCACTTCATCACCCATACCAAGGGGAAGAAGCGCTTTCACTGGCACCAGTGCTCCTGCTGTCGCTGCCTGGAATACCAACGTGCCGAGATGTCGTCACCTCGGCTATAATTGCTCTCTGCGCGAGATGGCCGACCGCATCCAGAATGCGGGTTTGCCCCTTGGTCGGAAGGGCGCATCGTGGTGTCCCAGCCGCCGACCATCTCGCGACAGATTCAGGTAAATCAGTGTGGTTTCTTCTCTGGCGAATCGAAGAGCCGATCTAGACGATCCATCACCTGCTCCCATCGCCGCCACTGCTTCTCGCGCAGGTCCAGCGGTTGCCCGCGCATCCCCTCAGTGAACATCTCGGCCAGTGCCTTGACCGCGAGCGCCCATGCCGTGATCGGATCTATGGCGTCACCCCTTGCTTCACGACCACCAACCCCTGTCGCTTCATCGCCACGCACAACGCCCGTTCAAAGACGTCCTTGCGATACGATGCCGCCTGCTCCTGCCACTGCAAATTGTCCACGACATCGACCACGGCCCCACCTGAACAATATGGCACGACGTGATCGACCACCCATCCCGGCCGTCCGTTCGGGTAGCCCGTCTGCCGCCTGAATTGGTTCATGGCTGGCGTGGGCGCTCGCTTGGTGCCGACCTCGATGTCGAGGCTCATGTCTACGTCTGGCACCTGCAGCGCGCCTGCCAGCAGCACCGCAGCCAGTATCCCTCTCATCATGGCTGATTAGTTGGCGGTTTAGACCGCCGCAGTAGCCCGCCCAGCAGACCAGCCAGCCCTGAGACCGCTCCACCTTCGCCAGCCGAGTACCGGCAGGCGATAACCGGCAGAACCTGCTTCATCGTCTCTTCGACGTCCTCGACAAGGTCATGGATCTGCTTCTGGATGGCCGCTGTGTTGTTGTTGGACTGCACCGCTAAGGCGTTCATCTTGGCGTCCATGCCGAGGATGAGCTGCATCTGCGCGTCCAGCTTCCGGATGATCTCGGCATACTGGTCATTGGACGGTGGCGGCTCCGGCGTCGGGTCTGGTCCCGGTCCGACGTCAGATTTAAGCTGCAGCGGCCCTGGCACCGCGACGTGCGCCGCTGTCGGCTGAACCCAGTCCGGATACGGCGGGGATCCGGCCGCGGGATGCGGCGTATAGGCTACCTTGATCCGGCGCGATGTGGCATTTACCGCTACGTCAGTCAGGTAGTCATCCCAGGAGCCGTCCACGTTGGACATCAGGGTGTCTACGCCCACCCCTGCATGCTGCGTCTGGCCGGGATTCTTCCTGATGAAGCCGATACTGCGGTCCATCGCGTTGATCTTCAGGCCTGCCCGCGTGTTGACTTGGCCTTTCGCGGCGTCGGCTTGGTCGTTCGGAACGATCAACGACTGGAACTCGGCGAGCGTCTGCTCGTACACCGCTGAAAAGTTCTGCATTTATCGGGACTCCCTAAAGCCGTTCATGATCAAGTTCATATCGCACCGGACACGCTCGAGCGCTCGCACCAGATCCTTCTGCTCCCATTCCTGCATCTGATCGAACTTGTCGGCATACCAGCGCTCCGGATGTACCGACCAGTAGCGGTTCCAATCGCGGATCAGGCCGCGCATCCGCGCAGCAAACAGCACATCAGCCAAGGTCACGCACGCAGCGGAGTCGGGCGCCAAAAGATCTTCCGGCAATCGAAGCAGTAATCGTGGTTGTCGTGGCCCTCGAGCCGATGCGTCCTGTGCTCGACCAGCCAGCGCTCCCGCGGCGTCCGCACCTCTGGCTGTTTCGCGAGTGCCGCTCTGAGCGCGCGTTGGATCTCATAGTCGTCAGGCTGCATGTTTCGGCCACGAATGCCCGCAGCCCACACAGGTCCATGTCCCGTTATTGCTCTCGATTGTCGGCTTCGCCCCAGGTTTGTCCGCGCTATGGCACCGCGGGCAGATCACCGGCACGGGTATCTTGGTCATGTCAACCATGCACCCACGACGCACGCTGCGGCCAACCATTCCCACCGGACACGGGATGGAGCCTGGAACGCCGCCAGCAGGAAGAACACCATCGCCAAGACCAAGCACAGCAGGCGTCCGGTCAGCATTATCGATCCTCTTCGAGATCCGTCACGACCGACGGTTTCTCAACACCATTCGCCGCGTCTTCGGCCTTCTGTTCCTGCCGTGCTTCCAGCGCCGCCTTCATCACGTCGGCCTGCGGCGTATGAGACGGCGCCCCGTCTTCGCGGATCGGCGCCGGCATCACCCGCGCCTGTGTCTGCACCTCTAACGGCGCGTACTGCTGCAGCTTCTTGCGGATGGACTTGTCGATCAAGGATGACACCATCACCATACCAGACACCATACACCACGCAATCAGCCCGACGAGCGACTGCGGCAACGTCATGTAGTCCGGCGGGGGTGGCTCGAGGAACAGGAACGAGACCGATGCCAACACCATCACGACTGAGATCCCGAAACGCAGTTGTTCCTGATGGATGTTGTTGTCAGCGATGGCCCGCCGTGGCCCGTTGACCTTCGCCGCCGCCAGGATGGAGGAATCAATGTGCGCATCCCGCAAGGCGTAGATCGAGATCGCGACAGCCGCCAGGGAGATTAACGTGAACGTCGATTCCACAGGCGTTGCGTGCTGGACGATGAGTTTCCACACCTCATAAACCCCTTAGTGATCCTCTCGCGGCTCTGGCGTGTCCGCGCCTCGTTTCGATGTCCGTCCCGTCACGTCGGCTTCGTACTCCAACCGCTTGAGACGTGCCCGTGCGACCTTTAACCGTCGATTGAGTTCTTTCCGTTCTTGCTCGCGCAGCCAGTCTTCCGCCTCCGGCTCAGGACTTGGCGGAATGCCAGTGATGCCGGTAAACCATCGCCGAAGCCGCGCGATCACGACGTTGTTTCCTTTCGCTGGACGAAACCCCCGCCCCGCGCCCGCTGCGTCCGTTCTGCGACTTCCGCTAATTTAAACGCGAGATCCTTGAACTCGTCGCGCTCTTTGGTCAGTTTGGCAATCTGTCCCTCAAGGCCGGCCACGATGTCGTGATGCGTGTCATACGGGAGCACCCACCGCCGCGCGAGCGCCGCCACCGCCACAATCGCCATGCCCAGCGCGCCGATCTTCGACGGATCTTCGAGCAGTTTCTCCAGCACTGATCATTACCAGAACACCGCGGCAATATTGCCGAAGGATGGATCGACCACCCCATCGCCACCGATGCCGGCCACCCGTAAATAGATGATGCCTGTGAGACCCGCCGCCACGGTGGCCTGTGCGGAGACGAGTTGGCCGCTGACCCCGCCATTATTGATGTCGATTTCCGTGCCGGTCCCACCTTCGCCGTCAATTGGCGTCCACGTCGTCCCATCCGCAACTGTGGAATATTCCAGAAACATCTTCGCGCCAGCCGCCGCATTGGATTGCAGTCTGACCATCAGCATCACTCTCGTATAGCCATTGATCAGGAATGGGATGCGATTCGTACCAGTTGGTGCCGTTGGTCCCAAGAACTCAGCCCGCGTAGACGGTTGATTCGTCCAAGTCGTCACCGCCGTTCCAGTTCTGGTGTGAAATGTAACCGTCGTTCCGCGGAGCGTCGTCTGCGCCGGTTGAAAGTACCCGACGCTTTCACCATCCGACCCAAGGAAGCTGCCCGCCGGCCCAGGCTGCAACGCCTGCCACTTCCCGCCCTCCGTGCCGACGATGATGGTGCCTTCTGATGGTGTGGCCGCAACCGTGTCCGAATGTGACGATGAGAGCAGGGTGCTCGTCGCGATTGTGCCAACCGATGTGGTTGTCACCACACCACCCGTGGTCCCGATCACAAGTTTGACGATTGCCGGATTCGTGGAGGTATCGATCCAGAAGTCGTTCAGCGCCACACAATCAGGCGGTGACACGGCCGGTGTGGTCGGACGTTTAAACGTCCAAATCTCCTGACCCTGGAACCGCTGCGGCCGACCACAGGGCAACGTGCCGCCAACCACCGTCAGCGACAACGCCTGCGGATCTGTGCCGTTTAGAGCGTCCGTGACCAGCACGGTAAAGCTATTCGCCCCAGCCGTGCTGGGCGTGCCAGAGAGCAGACCTGTTTCGGCGTTGAGCGTCACGCCCGTGGGTAAGGTACCGGACGAGACGGACCACGTAAACGGAGCCAACCCGCCTGTATTGGCGAGCTGGGCACTATAGGGAACGCCTTGTGTGGCGTTTGCCAAAGTCGTGGTCGTGACTGTTGGCGCCGTATACGAAGCATTGATGGTCAGCGCCAGGATTTGATCGGCGGTCAGGGATGAGGTCGCATCCGTGACCCGTACCGTCACCGTTTGCGTCTGGGCCACCGTCGGCGTACCAGAGATGACACCCCCAGCCGACAGCGTCAGGCCGGTTGGCAGCGTGCCGCTCTGCACTGCCCAAGACAGCGTCCCGATGCCTAACCCTTGCAGCGTCACGCTGTACGGTGTCCCGACGGTACCTTGCGCCAACGGCGAGGTCGTGGTGATCGTGGGCGGTGTAAATGCGGTCGCCGCACCGCCATTTCTCACAGTGGCGGTGGCCGTCAGGATCGCGCCGACGTTCGCGCCGATGTCGGTCCCGTCTGTGGCCGCGTTGTTGTACGCGCTCGTATCCAGCAGCGCATAATTCGCCGGCCCGTCCGCATCCGGATCGCCGTTCGACGTAAAGTTCTCAAACGCCGCTTCCCACGCCGCAGGCGTCGGGAAGAAGTTGCCCGTCATGGTCCCGCTCGCACCACTCACGTACAGGTTGGCACTGGCCCCCGCAAACGTGTTGTTCTGCACGGTATAACTGGCCGTGTTGTTCTCGAGCGCGCCCGTCCCTTCGCCACCAGCCGTGCCGAAGAATCCAAACGAGACCCGCCGCGCCATGTTGTTCTTGAACACGAAGTTGACATGCTTGGTGGAGTTGGAGAACTGCACCAACCCACGCATGAAATGCCCAATCGTGTTGTGGTCGAACGTCAGGTTGACGATCTTGCCGCCAGGATAACTACTGGCCCCGATCGCATAGACACCAGACCCGCCATCGGCCCAGGCCGTATTTGAGTCGATGACGAGATTATTGCGAAACGTCACATTGGTCATGTCGGCCGGTTTATCGGCCGCAGTCCCAGAGGCATACTCAGCCCCCTGCATCGACACCCAGCCGTCGATGTGCTGCCAGATATTGTTCTCGATGACGACATCGCGCGTCTGCCCCCACTCGTGCCCGTTGCTCTGGTTGGTCGATTTCAACCACATGGAATAGCCCTGATCGGAGCCTTTCCAGTGGTACTCAAAAATATTGGAATCGACGTTCACGTTGGCGCCGGTCTTCAGCTCAAACAGGTTTTTGACCTGCCATTTTGAACTGGACGGCACAGTCGTCGCTGCCGTCCCAGCAGACCCTGTATCGGTATACGTGTTGGTGCCGACCGCGACTTGGAAGTACATCGACACCGTGCTGGTCCGGCCGTAGATGCGATAATGCGAGGCCGTTGGCGACGGTTGCCAATCGATTTTGACGTTGCCGGTGGCGTTCAGCGTGGCCGTCACCGTCTGCGGCAGCGAATAGCACGTATTGTTGGCATAGCAACCGGTATTGATCGCCACAACCTTGTACTCGTACGAGCCGGCCGCAAGCGATCCCGATGCCGTGCTGGGTGTCGCCGATGCCGACGTGACGGCATCGATGATTGGCGAGCGCCACCGTAGCTGCTTCGTGAAATAGTTCCGCCGCACCGTGATGTTGGACGCCTGCACACCGGCCCGGATGTCTCCTGGCACGTCAGGCACCGCGGCGATCGGATCAAAGGTGATCGAACCCGTCCCGCCGCTGCCCGTGATCGATCGGATGATCGTGTGACGCCGCTGCGTCCCGGCATTGGTCAGGACCGCAATCAACTGCCCGACCGACAGCTCTGCGAGCGTATGCGCGTTGCCAGACGCAAAATGGTTGCTCACTGAGACCGATGCACCAGTCGTGGTAGGCGTGCCAGTGACGGTCATCACGGTGCGCTGGCACGGATCGGCGCCGCCAAACATGATGTTTTCAGCGGCCGCCTCAAGATAGTTGTTTTCAATCCGGTACGGGCCGCTGCCGTTGCCGCCGACAATCGCCTGCGAGTCCTGACCGAGCGCAGCCAGCCCTTCCAGGCGGCTGTTGATCACGTTCATCCGCTTGCCGCCGAGCGTGATGCCGACCTTTTGGCCCGTGATGGCGTTGGCCTTGATCCACACGCGATCGATTTCGACGTCTGTGGGCTGGTCCGCTTCGTACTCCTGGTAGCCGCTCGCATCGCAAGCGTTGCCGCCGAGCCGGAGGATGTCGTTAAAGCCTCCCGGCTCGCTTGGCAGGTACAGGCCGAGCAGCCGGTAGTGATGCGCCCCCTCCGCCATCTTGAACGTCGGATCGCCACTACCAGAACCGATGACCGTCGGCAGGACCGCCGCGTAATCAGGCGTGATGCGAACGCCGGCAGGTGGCAGGTTGGCATCAGCCGTATCGGACCGGATCGTCAGGAAACTGGAACCAGCCTTGACCGGTAGCGTCACGGTTCCGGTGAACGTCTCGCCAGCCTTCAACGTGATCGTGTCGCCGAGCGCCGCCGCATTGACCGCGGCCTGCACCGTCGTATGATTGCATCCAGAAGCGCACACGGTCCGTGTCGTCTGCGCCTGCAACGGCGCCGACGCCAGTACGACAATCGCGAGCGCCGCTAGCCTGATTAATCCCTTCATCCCTGCCCCCTCAAGACTCGGAACCGTGCCGCCACTTCCGTCAGCAACCCTTGCTGTTCTTCTGGCGTCAATTCGCGCCCCACTCGCCGTGTTTCCAACGTCAGCCCCACCGCCGCGATCAACGGATTCTGGCCGACAGCCGCTGCTAAATCTGCCGCCGCCTTCGCCGTGTCGTAGGTAGCGATCTCTTCTGGCGTGGCTTCCCTAATCGCGCCATCTTGCACACGCTTGGTGCGATGATCCGGATGCGGTGTGTCGTCGTCTTCCAAGCTGACGAGCGCTTGCGTCTCTGGATTGATCTCAGGCTGGTAGTACCCACCTTCGAGGATTTGACCACTCGCGATGTCGTACTTGTAGAACCTCATATCCACCGCCATCCGGTCAGGTAGATGTGCCCTGTAGCAGCCCCACCAGTGATGTAGGTATAGGCGCCCTGATATTCGGTGTACACGTCAGGCATGTCGAAGGCATAATTCGCCGCGGGGACGCTGACAAAGGAACTCCCAGAGTCGCCGTAGAGCGCGAGCGTACTGTAACCGTCAGGCACACCCGCCGCCACCATGCCCAGGCCCGCAACGGTGGCTTGCCCACTATTCCGCAAAATGACACGGACCGGCGGCACCAATGAAGACAGGTCCATCAGGAGCGGCACGTTAGACGTAGACAGACCCCAATCATTCGCACCGGCACTACTGGTCAACCGCTTCACGTCTCTGTCGTATGCCGTGAACGCCACGAAATTGCTACTCGCGTTGTTGTACACGTACCCCAATTTGACCGATTGGTCATAACCCGTGGGCATTGTCAGCGCCGTGTCGTTGAGCGTTACCGCGACTTTAAACTGGAAATCTGCCGTGGCTGTGGCCGTCCACGATGATCCGTTGAACGTATAGTGCTGACCGTTGGCATACACGTTCGTCGTCGCCTGATTCCACGCGACATACGCGGTCCCGTTGGTGGCGTAATCACCCTGCAGAACGATATAGTAGGTCGTCGCAGACGTGAACGTCGGAGACGACCGGAACGGAAACCGAATCCACTGCGTGGCTGTCGCTGGTACTGCCCCCGCGTCTAATTTATCGCTCGTCGCCAGAGCGGTACCGCTGGGATTCCCCCCAGAACTCGCCTCCACCGTGATCCAAAAAGTACCAGTCAAGGATCCAGTGCGCCCGATAGAAATATCAATAAAGGGCAGCGGTCCGCTGGAACTCACCTGAAAACTCTGAGCCAATTTAATATTGGTGGTAGGCCCAGAACGTAACGAACTGCTCGCCGCCCCAGTCGTCTGTTGCTGATCAATGGTGTACGTTCTGGCCCGATGCAGCATCATCCGGAGATCAGCATTGGCTCCAGTGGAAGACTTCCCAACCAGGTACACTTCGTACCACGTCGAAGCCGTCTCGGTGCCTGTATCCAGCCCCCCAAGTCCGCTGACGGTCACATCCGCCGTCAGTGGAAAACTCGTCGGTAAGTACCGCGCGCCGTCACTCATCACAACTTCGTCCAACTTGAGCAACGCCACCTGGAATGGCGCCGCTAAGGCATTGGGATGTGTCCGCAGATGCAACCCGCGAAACGACTGAATCACCTTCTGAACCGTGCCGGTCCAGATCCCACCCGTGATGTTAATCAGGAACGCATTGACCCGATCCACGATGGCGTTGAGCCATGCCGCGGTGACGAGTTCGCCGGTTGAGATGTTGGTGAGCGCCATTAGCCAACGCCCTCAGTCGGCACTTCCTCAGGTGGAATAGCCTCAGTCGGTACGTCGAGTCCTTCGTAGATCAGGCCACACAACAGACAGCACGCCATCTTTGCCGCCTCAAGCACCATCGGATAATTCCCACACGGACACTTGATCCGCATCGCGTCTTCTTGCACCAGTACTTCTGGCGTGGTCGTCGCCGTCTTGGCCGGCGTCCGCTTCAGCGCACGCCGCTGCGCTCGCAGGTACTGATCGCGCGTCTCGATCTCTTGGCCGTAGATAATGATCGCCATCATCAGAATCCGGGCACAGTCGTTAAACCAGCCTCAGACGAACCCGCGATCCCGGCAAACCAGTATTTCTGCGTGTCGGCTGGCCGCAGATGCCACGTACACCAGACCAGCGGCCCATTCGCCGCGCCCTGAATCTCGAGCCGCACTCCACTAATCGTGAACTCTTCCGAATCCAGGCCGACGACGTCTTCGGTAATCGCGAACCGATCTCCAGGCTCCCGCATCAACATCAGATTCAGCAGCGTAGGGTTCAGGTTGGCGAGGAACGTGATGGAAGACACCCGCGCATAGATGCGGGATAGGCTGTTCTTCAGGTAGGAGTTCACGTCAGACGCCACGTTGGTATCGGACTGGAACGGCATCTCGACTTGCAGCACCTGATGCCCGTACGGCACGTCTGGCACGTCGCCTTCGACCACGACCGTGGAGCGGTAGATCCCCTTACCCCGCGCCTGGAGACGGATCAGGTATCCACCCACGGTCCCGTTATTCTGAATCGTGGGATAGCGGACACCGCTCCCGGTGTAGCTCGCCACGACCGTTAGGTCATCAGTCAGATCGATCCCGGTCCCATCCTCCAGCGTGTTGAGCAGGTAATCCGTCGTCGGCACAGGCGGGATCATGTCGAACCCGCCCACGTTGTCGCCTGGGTTCAGCGGATCTCGGTAGCCGCCAAACAGATAATCGATGTTCTTCCCAGGCGGAATGAATGTGGACGTCTTCTGCAGCTCGTACAGCACCACCGGATCGGTATCGGTCCGTATAGGATGCGCGAAGACCTGTACGCGGCTGATGAGATCGTCACGCGATCCAGGCACGACCAATCCGCCACGGGCGATGTCACTCTCGAAGGTGTGCCAGACGAACGTATTCGTGGCCGCGTACTGCCGTGTCCGATGCGCGAACAGCCCACCACCCGGAGCGGTCGTGCCGATGATGGCGATGGTAGACAGGTCGCTCGAGCAAATCTCATGAAGCAACTCGCGGATCGTCATCGAGTCTTCGCGAGCGCGGTCGAAGGCCAGCGAGAAGGTATCCAACCCCGTCTCAATCGTGCGCTGATTGGGCCGCAACTCAGGCGGCAGTGCGTCCAGCACCATTTGCACGAGTTCAGAACTGGTCGTGTCGGTCTGTACATCGAGCGGCGGCACCGGCAACCGGGAGTAGTCATCCATCAGGTCGAAGGATAAGCACCGCGTCATGCGGTCCTCTTGCGCTCCTGGCGTCACGCGGATCCCGGCTAGGCGTCCTCGGTGTTTGTAGTACGTTGTAGAGTTCGTGAGCGGCCGCAACGCGATCGTCATCGCGCACCATGAATCGGTTGTGACACCTGCCGATCCGGTTGAGGTAAACGCCACAGGGTCGAAGGCGCCCGACGTCCACGACACCCATCCGCCACCGATGGAAATATCGTTATTGTCCGCCTGTGTCCGCGCGAGAAAATTGGTCAGGTTTGACGATGAATACGTACCGCCCGTGGTACTGGCCCCAGCCCCAAACGCCACCACCACCGATCCAGGTGTGGCCGGTGTAATCGCTGGCGGATTAGGTAGGACGGTATTGATGCCGGTCGCTGTAGTCGCAGCGACATCCAGGACCGCTGGATCAATGTTGCGGAAGACATGCACCACCAATGCAAAGGCATCGAGCACACCACCACCGCTGTTGACAATAAATGACGTTTCCGGTGTGGCCGGCATGAAGCGATACGCCACCCGCAGATTGGTGTCGAACGAATCATCAGCGTACAGTTCAGTCCCGATCAGTGTGTAGTCGGTCCCACCTGTATGAGTCTTGATCGCCGCCGTCGGATCGGTGCCGACCGTAGCCGTCCCAAGCGCAACCATCACCAGATCACCAGCTTGCGGTGTAGACCCCACACCTCCGGTCAGGTTGAATGTGGTTGTAAGATTCGTCGCCGTCCCATCCCTGCCGTTGGTTTGTCCGCCCACGTAGACTATGTCTGGCGAGATCGGTGTAAACGAGAACTCAATCGGGATGTTGAAGTCGAACCCGCCGCGCTTGATGGCGTTGAGCGGCGAGTAAAACCCAAGCGTCTGCTCTGAGTTCCACTCGCCGTTATTGAAGGCCCACGTCATCGACCCAGGCTCTGCGACCAGATCCGTGGGCGATGAGCCGAGAATGCCGTACTCAATGACAATCGGATCGGCCGACCGTAGATCAGCAAACGGATCGACCGTCACCCATGAACTGCCGCCGAACTTGTCCGTGGCGAACTTCGCCGACGCGAAGGCGCCACCGCCAGCCCCTAATCGCAGGGCGAAGTTGACCGACTCCATCAGACGAGGCTCGACTGGAAGACGAGATACGCCACGCCGTTATAACTGATGTAGCCGCTGGCAATCGCAGGCGTCCCGGATGTGTCGATCTCAAACCAGAATTGATGATTCGTGATGACCGCCGGAGGTCCGAACGGATTCATGTGCGACGGCTGCACCCGATCCGTCTCGATGGAATCCGTCACGCTGCCGATCTGATCGCCATCCAGAGCCATCAGCCCGCCCTCTTCGTGGTCTGCACCGTGGACCGGATGAGCGCTTGCAGGCGAGCGCTTTCAGTCGCCTCTCGCCCGCGCAGATACCGCACCAGTTCGGCGGCGCCGTCATCGCTCCCTGACCCGCCACCCACGATGGCAGCAGCGACGTTTCCCTGCATCGCTTCGTTCAGGATGATCTCTCCAGGCGTCAACATCGCCGGCACGGAGTCGGACCCGCGCCGCATAAAGGGCAGCACGCGGCCACCGCTCGCGAACTGCTGAATCCCATGAGCCGTAACGAGTCCGCCTCGTTTCGCGAAGAATCGCTCGCCGCCACCGAAGGATGGCAACTGCACCGGATCGACGTTGAACCCGACGTTGATCGTTTTGTGCGTGGGCAGTCCGGTGATGGCGCCGCCAAGGCTGCGCGTGATCGCCTCGGCCAGCTTCTTGACCTCGTCTACCACGCTCTTGAATCCTTCGCTCATCGTCTGCGCGAAGGTGATCCCGCTGTCCTCGAGGTTTTCGATCTTGTTGCCCGCCGCATCCGTCAACAGCCCCTGGTCGATCATCGCCTGCAGCATCGGCTTCATCGCCGACGGCACTTCCACGCCCATCTTCACGGCCTGCTTGACGTAGTCGTTGACGCTCTGGGCCATCCGCGCCGTGATGGCCACAGTGTCGATGCCCGCCGCATTGAGGACCGTCCAGTCCTTAAAGATTTGCTGGGCCTGCTTGTCGAGTTCCTGCCGCTGGAGTGCTGGCCCCAACTCTTCGATCGTGAACCCGTACCGCTTGGCGGTTTCCATCGCCAGCGCGAGCGCATCCTCTTGGAACTGGAACGCCGCGTTGAGATCATCAACAGCCTTCTTGTACGCCTCCGGCGTCTTCGCGTCGAGCATGGCCTTGAGCGTCACGCCGGCCGCAGCCGCCTTGCGGTTGAGCGCATCCAGCCCGCCAGCCATCTGGACGAATTGCTCGCGGACCGGATTCACCTGCTTTTCAACGCTGCCGAACAACTTGCTGAAGGCGCCGATCAGCGGCCCAGCCAGTGATCCGATGGCCGCGCCAATCGGACCGGTCATCCCTAACGCCTTACCGATGCGCTCGCCCAGGGTTGAGCCGATCTGCGAACCGATCCCCTTCAGAGCGCCGAGGATGCCACCGCCACCAGTGAAGGCGGCTGCGATCATTCCCGGTACGCCCTTCAGGACACCCTTCAGACTCTGGCCGAGCGTCTGCACTTGCTGCTGCACCGGTCCCGTGAACTGAAACGATGCCTCGATGTCCTTAGCCGTCCTGACGACGTCTTCGCCGGCTATCCCGACGTTCTTCAGCTCGTCGGTCATGCCCCTGAATCCGAAATTGGCAATGCGCGAGTTCTGCTCGACCTTCTCAACAGCCGCCGCCAGCGGAGCCAACTTCGATTCGTCATACCCGCGCCCGATCTTCTGGAGCGCTTCCGGAACTTGGGCGAGTCCGCCTTCGAGTTGCTTAACCTTACTGGTCAGCGCCGCTGCCTCGTCCCGATACCGCTTCGCTTCGGCAGACGCCTTCGATTGCGCCTTGGTAATTTCTTCATGGGAGCGTGCCAGATCCTTCGATACGACTTCTTCTTCACGGAGCGCTGCGGTCAAGTCTGGAACGACGATCCCCATAGCGTTGACTGACTGCTTCCACTTCTCGACACCCTTCGCGGCGTCACCAGTGATCTTTGGCAGGTCTTCTGATTGGCCTCGGAATGTGCGGATGGCCGCTCCGGCGAACTCCCATGCGGATCCGATGCCTCGAATCAGCGGCAGGATGCCGGACAACTCACCGGCCATCTTGCCGAGCCACGACACAACATCCACCGTGACGCCGATCAATTTACCGATCGGCCCAATCAGCCACCGCCCGATGGCCATACCGAACGCCTCGGCATGAATCAGCAGTGACGACAACTGCATCTCGAAGGCTTCCGCCTCGGCGGCTTGCTCAGCCGTCCACGGTTCGATGTCGTTTGTCAGCTTGAACGCCGCGGCGAGATCAGGGAGCACGGCCATCAGTTCTTTGGCCGATTTACCGGTGAGCGCTTGCGCTGTCGCGGCCCGCTCAGAAGGATCCTTAATCCCGACGAGACCATCAGCGATCAGTTGCAAGAGATGATCAGGTCCAGCGTCACGCAGTTGTTCCGTCGTGAGGCTCATGGACCGCATGGCCTCATCCCATTTCTTACCGCCTTCGCCCATCTTGACTTGTATTTTGAAGACAGCATCGGTCAGCGTGCCGAGGTCGCTACCAGCCACCTTGGCCGCATTCTGCAACCGCGACAACGCTGGGACGCTCATGCCGGTCTTGTCGGCCATGTCGTCCAGGCCGGCACCGACAGCTGCAGCATTGGATGCGAGCTTAAACGCAGCCGTCCCGATCGCCGCGAACGCGGCCACGCCAGCCGCTGCCGCGAGCGTGGCGCCGCCGAGCGATTCCGACAACGCGAGCGTGGCAGATTTGGCCGTACCCATCGGATCCGAGATGGCCCGCTGGATGTCGAAGCCACGGACGAAGCTCTGCCAACTAGATGAAGCTCCAGCCAGCGCATCCTGCTGGTCCGTAATCGCTTTGCGGACCCGCAGCATATCGGCCGGCGCATCTTTCCCTAACGCCCTGAAGGCATCCAACCCCTTATCGATGGTACGCTTCATCGAGTCGAGGTCGCCTGACATCAACTTCGCGGCGCCACCCACCGCATCCAGACCACGCGCGGCATTGACCCCACGGTCTGCCATCCGCTGGTAGTCCTCTGTCACGCTCTTGATCGATGACTCGAGCTTTTCGAGAGACTTCTGCGCAGCCGTGCCGACCGGCGTGTTACCGAGCTTCGACAGATCAGCGTCGAGACTCTTGGCCTTGACGCCGATCGACGCCAGAGCCTTCTGGATCGATTCGTCGTTGGCGCCGATTTTGACGATAAGGGAAGTGATCGCCACTAGCGCACCTTCCGCTTAATCAGGTCTTTCTTCGTCAACGACTTCTGGCCCTTCTGCCGACGCGAGTTGATCAGCCAGAGCGCCAGATCGGCGAGCCGCTCGAGCGAGCGATCCTCGCGTTGGATCTCTGCCTCCAGCCGCCAGGATAATTCCCGCGGCGTCAGGGCGCCGAACTCCACCGCCGACAAGCGCAGGTAGCCGATCCCGGCTCGTTCCATACGCTCAACCCAGCGGGCAAAGACCGTCATGCCGTCGTTGTCTCGGCCTTCTGACTGGTCTCCGTCGAAGGGTTTGGCTCATCGCCGTCATCCCTTCCCCAGACACCAGACGCCTGCATGGCATCGGTCAAGGCGGACAGCAACTTGGCCGCGTTGCCGCCGTCATCGATAAAGGTTTGGATGAGTGCCTCGGCCTTCTTCTCGGTCATCCGATGATCGGCGTGCTTCAGACCGTAACAGGTCATCAGCACCAGCGCATCGGTGGTCTGACCGTTGCGCAGGAGCGAGGTAATGCCGTGCGTCGAGGCGCGGTCCAGTTCGCGAGACGTCGCGATGGTGAACCGGAACTGGACATCCGGCTGGCCGGGAATCAATGGAAACGAAACACTAGTCACGAGTCCTGCTCCTTGGCGTGATGGGATCGACGGTGCGCCGATGTGACCACGCCCGTGGTCCTGACGTCATGTCAGGACATCGGACTTATTGCCCGACGACTGAAACACTAGAACGTGCCGACGGTACGAGAGCTAACGCGCAGTTCAACGGTAAACGT